TCACCGGCGAGTGGCGCGCGAGGCCCCCCTTTCAGGATTTTTGGGGGGTGGGGGTGTGGGGTGGGCTGTTAGGGCCAGCAGTTGATGGCGAGGTGGGTGGTGGGGGCTGGTTGGTGTTTGCCGGTGAGGGCTGGGCGGGTGTGGTCGTGTCGTCCGTCGCCGCGTTGTTTGTTGCAGCGGCCGTGGAGGAGTCGGTCGGCGAGTGTTCCGCCGTGGGTGCGGGCGAGGGTGTGGTCGCCGGCGAGGCTGCCTGATGCGGGGTCGGGGCTGGTGGGGTTGTAGTCGGGGTTGCGGGTGCGGTCGAGGTACATGGGTTTGCCGCACCACCAGCAGGGTGTTCCGTCGACGTGTCGGGTTTTGAGGTGTTTGACCTGCTGTTTGTGTGCGTGTCCGAGTCCGCGTTGTTCGGGGTTGGGGCGGCGTCTGGCCATGGGGTTCTCGTGTCGGTTGGGGGCCCGTCGCGGCGCGGGTGCTGCGTGTTCGGTCCGGTGCGGGGAGGCCCGGTCACCACACGGTTGATGCCAGCCCAGCATCGGGTGTGTGGTGTCGAGGGTGCGCGCACGGCCGCGCCGCGACGGGGGAATGAGAAGAGGTGCTGGCCCGTGTGGGCACAGCACCTCAATCTGAGTGTTTAGGATTCGGGATTTGTCAAGGGTTGTCAAGCACCATCGTCGGGAGGTGCGTCGCTCGGGTCCTTCGGCGGGACGTGCGCAACGTGGACGTGGTCGTGATAGCCGTGCTCGTACAGGATGTCGCGGATCGCGACCAGCTTCTCATCGATAGGCAGGACGAGCGTGCCGCCGACGATGTCGAGGATGCGGCGCAATGCATCTCGCGCCTCGGTGTTCGCCTGGCGCTCCGTGCCGAGTTCGATGTTGAGTGACTGGTTGACGTCGTTCTGCTTGGCGACCTGTTCCTCGAGTTCGTTCGCCCTGACGAGGTTCGCGCGAGCGCGTTCGTCGGCGTTCTGTTTCAGACGCTCGGTCTGGTCCTTGTCCCGCCCGAGTCGGTCCGCTCGGTCACGCTGCGAATCGAGCTGCATCGTGAGGCTCGCGATCTCGTTGTCGCGGTCGTTCAGGTCGCTGCGGTAGACGTCCATCAGGGCGTGCATCGTCTGGTCGGTCACGGTGTTTTCCTCTGCTGTCGTCGGTCCTGTTGTTGTCGGAGTCGGTGGAAGACGTCGCCGGCGCGGTAGAGCTTTTGGCCGTCGCGGGTGCGGCCTCGGACGGGGAGGCGTTCGCGGCGCCGGTAGGCCATGTCGTGCACGGTCTTCGGTTTGATGTCGATCTTGAAGCGGTCGCGGACGACGTCGACGAGTTCGTTGGCGGTGAAGAACCGGCCTTCCAGCTCGGTGTCGACGAGCTGGCGTTGGTAGTCGGTGTCGACGACGCGGCGGCACTTCTTGCAGGTGAGGGTGTCGCCGCCGCGGGACCACAGCGATTGGCCGCACATCTCGCAGTAGCCGTGGAAGTGGGGGCGGACGGGGGTGTCGACGGCGGCGAATGCGGTCTTGTGGGCGGCGGTGATGGTGTGGGCGATGTGGGTCGCGTTGTCGCACACGGCGAGTGACACGATGTGCCGCGCCAACCACATCGCGAGGTACGGGGAGCGGCGTTCGCCGGGCCACGTGAGGCCTCGCTCGGTGCACACCGAGAGGACGGCAGCCCGGAGCGCGCCGTGGAGTTCGCGTGCCGCTTCGGCCGCGGCGTCGTCGAACGGCATGGGGCCTTCGCTGTCGGCGCGTTTCCCGGAAACCCGCTCCGAGTTGTCGCGGAACGCGGTGTCGCGGATCAGTGTGGCGTCGAGGTCTTCGGACAGCCATGAGTGGATGTCGGTGAGTTTCTCGACGAGCTGGTCCTGGGCGTGGGGGTTGAGGCCGGCGTCGATGGGCTGGGTCATCGGTTCGGGTGCCTCTCGTTGGCGTGCTGGGTGAATGCTCGGTCTCGGTCGACGCGGAGGTTCTCGGAGTAGACGGGGACGGCGGGCCGTTCGGGTTCGGGCTCGCGCACCGGGGCCGGGGTGCAGTCGTCGCAGGAGTCGGCGGCCGCGGGGATCTCGAGATGGCAGCGCGGGCAGACGGTCACGCGTCCTCCTTCGGCCAAGTCACGGATGCGAGGCCATTGTGTTGCCAGGTCCCGACGTCGAACGGGAGTGTCCAGCCGGTATGGAGTGCGCCCATCGATGCGAGGGTGAGGGCGTCGGCTTCGTCGTGGTTGCGGACGCGTTGCTCGAGGTGGCCGTCCCACTGGGCGCGGACCGCGGTGGTGACGCGCGCTTTGCGGTCCTTCGGGTCGAGGCCCCGCACCACCTTGCCGGTGGCCCACTTCTCGCGGGTCGCGGGATTCACCACTGCGACGGGGATTCTCATCTGGTCGAGCTGGGACACGATGCCGAACCACAGGACCCACCGGTCGATCAGCGAGTGCTGCATCTTCATGTGGGCTGGCATCTCCTCGATGACCACGAGTTCGGTGTCCCGGGGGATCGCCTGGACGACGAAGCGGGTTTGGGTGACGATGCGGCGGGAGCGGTGGACCCACGACTTCGAGTCGGTCGACTGGTGGCCGACGGACCGCAGGGTGCGGACGTGCGCGACGTCGTCGCCTTCGTGGCGGGCGAGGATCGCGATGCCGGTGCTGGTGAGGGACGGGTCCAGGCCGGTGATGCTCACTCGACCTCCCTGACGTTGAAACTGCGGTCCTCGACCGTGAGGGAGTACTCGTTTGAGCGCTCGCCCGGATCGATGGCGGTGACGACGCCGGTGTAGACGCGCCCGCCGATCTCGTATCCGACGGTGTCGCCGCGCTGCGGCATCGTGATGCCGATGGGCAGGTACGGCGCTCCGTCGGGGATTCGGGTGCGGCCGGCGCGGCCCATCACCCGACGGCCGACCGCGCGGAGTTCGCGTGGTGCGAGGAACCACAGGCCGCGCGCGTCGAACCACCGGTCAACGCGGTTGGTCGAGACGACCGCGCGTGAGCGGACGTAGTCACCGCCCGGGCCGTCGATTTCGTGCCAGGTGAGTAGGCCGCTGAGGTCGTACGGGCGGGCGCCGTGGATGTCGAGTGTGAGCGGCAAACCGTCCGAGTCGTAGCTTTGGTGGCTGGTCGACCCCGTCGCGGGGTCGCGGAGGAGCGCGGTCGTGCCGGTGCGGATGTCGAATCCGTCCGTGACGGTCATGACGAGTGATGTGACTTCGAAGGTCACCTCGATCTGCTCGAGGTGGCGGTGGGCGGTGATGTCGAGTCGCCACCAGCGGGCCGGTTCTCGCCACTGTCCGGGTGCCCAGATGGCCGCATCGAGTGGGTTCCGCCTGACGCCGGCGAAGAACGCTGCTCGCCACATCAGGCAGTTGGGGCACTGGCAGCCGTCGTCGTCGGTCAGGCTCGCCGCTGCGTCGCAGGTCGACGGTAGGGGTCCGATGAACTCGGATCCCGGGCACAGCACGGTGGAGTCGTCGTCGGCGTGGCGGTAGTCGCCGAGGATGGCCGATTCGGCGTACTCGTACTCCTCGCCCCGCATCCGGGCCAGTACGACGTTCGTGAGGTACTCGCGGCGCATCTCCTCCATGCGGGTGGTGATGGCGAGGCCGTGCCACGCGCGGCCGCAGTGCCCGCACCGGCGGTCGGCGGTGGCGGCGGGGCGGGCCTGCCCGGTTTCGCCGGCGGCGAGTTGTTCGTCGATGAGGGCGTCGATGTCGTCGACGATGTCGCGGCCCGTCACGAGTTCGCCTCGTCGATCGAGTCTGCGACGGCAAGCAGTGTCCGGGCTATCGATGCCTTCACGTTGGACCCTCCCGGCTCGTATCCGTTGTCGAGATTCCATGCGGCCCGCCGGTACACGGAGGCGACGGTGTCGTTCGGACCCAGGTGGTCGATCGTCGGGATTGCGATGACGGCGCTCGTCTGCGTGATCGGTTCTCCGGCGTCACGGGCGAGTTCGTCGCGAACGATCCCGACGGCCTCGTCGACACCCGACAGGGCGAGTCCCGTGATGGCGAAGGCGAGGAGCGCGCGAAGCGCATCGGTCGGGACGTCTTCGGCCGACGGGCTGCCGGCCGGTAGCCGCCCGAATCCGTCGGGGTGCCGCATCACGTGGATGCGCCACTCGATCGGCGAGTCGGCGCTGTCGCTGGTGTCGACGGCAACCACCTTGGAACGCTTCTCGGTCCTCACAGTTCCGTCACCTCCTGCATCACGTCACGGATGGCGTAGAACCGCATGTCGCACACCGGGCATACAGGCTGCGGTGCGCCCTTCTTCGTGAGGGTGCGGCGCACGTGGTTTCGGACGACCTGCACGCAGTGCTGGCACAGCAGCGTCACGTGGTGGCCGCACGTGTGGTCGTTCGGCGTCTTCGGCGGGTGCATCACCACGCGGTGGGTGGCGGGCGCGGTGCACACCACGCGGGGGCTGGCCGAGTCGCACGGGATGTGCGCGGCGAAGTCGGGCAGGTGGGGCTGGGTCACGACGAGCTTCCTTTCGAGGCTGAGGCGGCGAGCTGTTCGCGGACGAGTGCCATCCCGCGGGCGGCGCGCGCGGCGGTCTCTGGGTCGTGGTCGCACACGCGGTTCCCGCGGTAGCCGGCGTCGTCGCACAGGTCGCACGCTCGGATCTCGGCGGCGCGCAGTTCGGCCGCGGTGCGGGCGGCTTCGGACTGGGCGGCGGCGGTGCGGCGGCGTTCGCGGTCGGCCCACCGATCGTGCGCCTTGCGGAAGTTGGCGCAGGGACCGCAGGGCGCAGTGTGGTCCGGGTCGTCCGCGTGGGCTTTGCAGCGGGCTGGTGGTTCGGGGTCGCCGTTGGGGGGTCCGATCGGGTGGGGTGCGGGCTCGGACTCGACGACGTCGGGATCAGCCTCGCGCGCACGCGAACTCCCCAACGTAAGTACTTCGGAAGGTGAGATAACCCCAACCTCAACCCCAACCGACCCTTCCGGTATCCCTTCGGTGATCCCTTCCGCGATGGGTTCCGTTTCCGCAGGTCGCGTGATCCCTTCCGCTAAGGGTTCCCGCATCCCTTCCGGAAAGGGATCGGCGAAGGGTTCCGGGAAGGGTTCGGTGATCCCTTCGGACAGTCGGTCGAGATGCGCTGAGGCGGCGCCGAACAGCGCGTCGAGTTCGGCGGCGAGCTTGTCGCTCTTGGTCTCCGGGACCGGCATGCGTGAGAGCTCGCTCAGCATCACCGCGGCGAGCTTCGGGGACTCGATGTGCGCCAGGGCCCGCAGCCCCGACTTGAACGTGTTGGGCTGCTTGTACACCTGGTCGACGCGCATGAACGACCGCACCAGCACCTCACCGGTGTTCTCGTCGGTGAAGACGTACCCGCGGCGCTCCATCCGGATGAGGATCTTCTCGAGATCCGCTTCTGACGGCACACCGAGATCGGTCGCCATCGCCTTGCGCCAGCGCCGCATGTTGATCGGCTGGACGCCGGCGTAGTTCAGGGCGGGCTGGCCGAGGAGCACCTGGTACAGCCACTTGTCGCTGTAGGGCTGTCGGGCGAAGTCCTCGTCGGTGAACATGGCGAACCACGACTTGACGTATTCACGCGCCACTCTGGGCCTCCTTGTGTAGTCGTGTCGGGCAGTCGGGGTGGTGGCCCTGCGCTTCGGGATGCCACTCACACCACAGGCACCGGCGGTACCGGATCCGCTCGGCAGTCGAGAGGACCCCGGGCATCGGTTTCATCTGCTCGCTCATTGGGGGCCACCGCCGTTCGCGATCTCGATCAGCACATCGGCGTGACACGGCTGGTCGAGCGGGCACCAGCACGCGAGGTCGTGACCGAGGAGATGTCGGCGGATCTCACGTTCTGTCGGCGGATCGAATGCGTCGAGGTGGTGCACCGTCCCGTTGAGCCACCGGCGATACAGGTCGACGGCGTGGGCCCGGTCTCGGACGCGCAGATCTTTGGCTCCCGACATCGTCTTGCTGCGGTAGTGCAGGCGGTCGTAGACCTCGCCGACGACGAACGGGTTGCCCCACTTCGTCGGCCGGCCGACGTACACCGCCCCCTCGGGCAGTCGCCAGCCCTTCGTGCGTTGACGCGGGATACGTTGTGGCATCAGCGATCACCGTCGAACTCGATGCTGGCCTGGCCGTCGGGCAGGGTTTGGACCGGGACGAGGTGGGTGTCACGGATGCGGATCTCGACGGGGGTGTCGCAGTGGCGTGACCAAAGGTCTTCCTGGATGCCACGGGTGAGGGCGCGGCTGTAGCGGCAGCGGCGGAGATCGATTCCGCTGTCGAGGCATTCCCGCGAGTGGAGGATGAACACCGTCTGGGTGGAGCTGACGGCGCGAGCGAGGTGCTTCGTGTCGTGCCGGGGCGTGCCGACGATGCGCTCGATCTCGGCAGCGGGAACGAGGTCGGTCATGACACCTCCTGGAACAGGTCGAGTTGGGCTGGTTGGTCGAGGGCGATCGCTTCGAGGGTGATGCGGTAGAGCGCGGGGATCTCGCGGGTGTTGACCGGGTAGACCCGCCATGCGACGAGCGCACGGGCCCGTAGCTCGTTGGGGAGGCTGTCGGCCCACTTCTGGACGCGGGTGAGGGTGATGGACACCTCGCGCTCTGGGTTCCACTGGGTGGGCCACCAGCCGGTGAGCTTGTTGCTGCGCACCGCGTAGGAGAATCGGCCGTTTCCGCCGCCGCTCATGCTGGTGCGCACGTGGTCGGTCATGCCGGACGTCGCGACGATCGGAGCGATGACGCGGTGAGCTTCGCGGAGCAGGTCGCGTTCGTCGTCGGTCAGGACGAGGGTCATGATCGCGCGCTGTCGAGTAGGTCGCGGTTGGCTTCGCGGAACGTGTCGCCGTTCTGCTCTATCCATGCCGCGGTTGCCTGTTGGCGTCGCGGGAGAGCCAGCCCGTCCCAGCGGTTTCGCCAGGTGCCGTCCTTGAGGAGGTACGCGCTGGTTCCGTCGTAGACGCCGGGAATCTCGACGGCGATCGCGATGTCGTCGGTGGTGAAGTCACTCATTGCGGCCTCCACTTCGCGGCGGGTCGAACGACGGCCCGCCGCTGAGCTGCTCGACGCTGCAGCCCGCGGCGCGAGCCTCGCCGTAGATGAAGGTGCATCGATCGCGTAGGTATCGGATCTCATGGCCAAGCTCGGTTTGCACCCATTTCCGGGTCCGGGCGGAATCTTCTTCTGCGGCGCGGCGGAGCGCCTCGGCGACGCGTTGACGCTCCTGAGCTTGGCGGTACGACTTCTCTCGAAGGACTACAAACCCGTTGTCCTCGAGGAGCTTGCGGGCGTCGTCGATGTCGCTCATACCTGGCCGTTCAGGGTCTTCGCCATGCACTGGGGGCAGACTTCGCCGTCGTCGCCGGAGTACCAGCCGACGGGCTGGCCGGTGATGACCTGCAGGGGGTTGTAGTCGTAGGCGTCGGCGAGGGTGCGTTCGCGGCGGCACAGGCTGCAGGTCGGGACGGTCGGCTCGGTGGTGGTGTCGGTCATTGGGGCAGGTCCTTTCGGGCGCGATGTGCTGCCAGCCGTGCCACGCCGATGACGGAGAGCGCTTCAACGATCAGGAGCGCCCACGCGGCGGCCATGAGGAGCCAGCCGCCGCTGAGGATGGCGGCGAGGGCGAGGCAGAAGAGGGCGAGGTTGGCCACGGCCAGCAGCACGAACGGCATCGGTCAGTCGTCCTTCTTCTGGTCGGAGAACGCGGGGCGGATGACCTGGCCGCCGTCGGTTTTCGTGTCGACGTCGTCGCCCTGGTTCTCGCCGTCGGCGGGTTCGGCGTTGATGTAGTCGCGGAGCCAGCCGGTGACGACGTCGTCGAGGACTTCGCCGCGTTCGAATGCGGCGTCTTTCGCCGTCTCCCAGAGCCGTTGGTCGGAGACGAAGTCGAACAGACCCTTCGGTCCTTCGTCGACTATCGGGACCTTGCCGCGCTCGTACACCGAGTCGGCGTCGATGTAGTGGACGACCTTGTCCTCGCCGTCCTTCATCGTCTTGTCGTGGATCTCGTGGCACGTGCCCTTGACGATGAGGGTGACGGCTTCGCCCTTGGCGGGTGGGTTGTCGAGTTTCAGCCCGTTGACGCGGATCTTGATGTACTGCCCGTCACTGTCCGGGTCGAGACCTGCGGTGGTGGAGGGCAGTTCGGGTGGCGGTTCAGTAGCGAGGGCCATGCGTGTTTCCTTCCGGGTGGTGGTGGATGGTGTAGTTCGAGTTCGGCAGAGACACGTTGCTGAGGGCATCGACGAGCGCGAGGATCGCGTAGGTCTGCGCGACGACGAGGTGGTAGCCCGCTGCGGCGCCGGCGCCCGCGGCTTTCGCGTCGGCGAGTGCCGTCTGTGCGTCGGCGACGTGCTGCTGGGCGCTCACGAGATGAGTCCGCGGTCGTCGATGGTGCCGTCGGCCTTGTGGACGACCAGGCGGACAGATGTGTCGGCGATGGTGGCGAGGAGCCGTCGGCCGGCGGTGGTGGCGTCGTCGCGACGTTTGTAGCCGTCCGGGCCGGACCGGGCCTGCACGAGCTGGCCGTTGGGTGACATGAGTTTCCAGTGCCACTTCCCGGACTTCGTCGAGTAGACGACGAGGTCGCGGTCGGGGCGCGCTTTCTTCTTCGGCGCCTGGGCGGTGGCGGCGAACTGCGCGGCGTTGGGTGAGAGTTCGGTGGTGGTCATTTGGCAGGTCCTTCCGTGTCGTGCTCGGTGATGAGGCTCTCGACGGTGTCGATGAGCACCTGGTCTCCGGTTCCGGAGTTCTCTCCCTCGGTCACGAGTTGCTCGAGGGTGGCAATCACGTGATCGGCCTGGTCGGCGGTGAGCGCCGCGGAGGGATCACGGTCGGGCAGGAGCGCGGCGACGACGATCCCGCGGCCGGTGCCGTCGTCGGCGGTGAGTCCTGCGCGGGTGAACAGTTCGTTGACGCGCTGGCCCTGCTCGGCAGTCGGAGAGTTGGGCGACGTCGGCGCGGGTTCGGTTTCCGCGTCTACTACCTGCTCGGATTCCGGTTTCGAAGTCGATTCCGAGGGGTCCTCGTCGGTGACGCCGAGCGCTGCAGCGAGTCCGGCGGCGCCACGGCCGCCTTCCTTCTTCGGTGCCTCATCGACGACCTCGGAGTCGATCACCGTGTGGTGGGCGGCGTCCTCGAACACCACTCCGGAGAAGGTGTCGGGGAACGCGTGGCGCCATGCGGCGGCCTCGGCGCACTTGGCGAGCTGGTTGGCCGGCATCTTCTTCCACATCGAGTTCGGTGACCCGTCGCGGTTTGTCTGGACGTACTCGGAGTAGTTCGCGATGCCGGTATGCCGCTCGCCGTCGCGGATGATGACGAACTTCGCGGCCTGCGGCGGGTTGTTCGTGTCGAGCCACACGTCGACCCAGTCGGTGCCGTTGTGCCAGTACGGGCCGTCCTGGTCGAGCTTGATGCCGAGGGCGTTGACGACGCGGCGGCCGCCGAGCCGGTATCCGTCGATGCCGACCTGGATGGTCCACTTCGTTTCCCACCGTTCGGGTTCCCCGCGGTAGCCGCCGGTCTTCGTCTTGCGGCCGATCATGTAGATCTGCTTCTTGAACGGGTCGAGGCCGGTGCTCTTGGCCTGGTGGAAGAACACCTGCAGGTCCCCCGGCGATGCGTCCTGGACGCCGAGCTGGGCGAGCGCGGCGACCTGCGCTTCGCTGAACTCGGACTGGCCGGGGGCGATGGCGAGTTCGGATGTGGGATGTGTCGCGACGGCGCCCTGCTTGGTGGCGATTTCGGTGCTGCTCATGCGGCGTTGCTCTCCTTCGTGGTGATGCTGTCGGGGTCGGTCTTGGTGATCGGGTAGAGCGAGACGGAGCCACGCTGTCCGGGTTGGCGGCGGGCGATCTTCTGCTCGGGGCGGCCGGCGACGGCGTGCTGCGCGTTGCCCATGGCGTCGAGGACGCGGGTCTTGAGTCCGCGGTGCCGCTTGGTAACCGTCTTGAGATCGGCGTCGGCGGTGAGGAAGTCACGCGCGAGGACCGGATCGAGCACGGTGGTCGACCCGTCGATGTCCGGATGCATCGCCTTGACCGTCTCGTACGTCGACACTGAGTCGTCCAGGTCCGGCGGCGGGGTCTGCGCGACGATCGACGGCCACATGGCTCCGATGCGCGCGAACATCGCTGCAGCGAGCCGGGGTTCGTAGTCGACGTGGTAGATCTTCGGTTTCCCGAACTGGAACCACACGACGATGTCGGCGGGCTCGGACGTCCAGCCGGTGATGTGCTGTTGGGCGATCACCTGGGCGGCGTAGTCGGCGGGCACCTCTCCGGAGCCGTCGTCGCCCCACTCTTCCTTGTCGCGTGCGGTTTTCACCTCGACGACCTTGCGGGTGCGGCCGCGCGAGGCGCGGAGGTCGAGGGTCGCGAGGTTCGGGAACGTCAGGGCGTCGTTGGTGTAGGCGACTTCGCCGCGGGACAGCCGCCACCCGGGGTTCTTGTACAGCCAGTACTCGCGGGCGGCGAGCTCGCAGGCGTGGCCGTAGTCGAAGTCGTCCTGGCGGGCCTCGGCGATCGGTTCGGGTGCGACGAGGCCCGCCATCTCGTGCCACACGGTGTACTGCGAACGGAACCGAGATACACCGAGCAGCGCGGGGATCTTCGACGGCGACACTACTTTCCGCCACTCGTCGCTGCCTGGGGCGGGCGGGTTCTTCACCTCGAGGACGGTCATCAGTACTCCTCCTCGCGCAGCGTTGTGAGGGCGTCCCACCAGTCGCGGCACCAGCGCGCATCGCCGAGCGCGGTGTGCCGCGGGTACATCGGCTCTCCTTCGGGGGTCACCATGGGCATCACCTGGCCAGCGAGGTCGTCTGAGCGCCATGGGATGTCGACGGGGAGGTTCTCGTATCCGTCGGCTTGGCGCTTCGCGAGGCGGTATCCGAGCGTCATGGCGCTGAGGTCGATGACCCGGTAGTGCCACGACGGCTGCAGGCCCGCGAGATCCAGGAGCCGATCGAGCATCTTGGCGTCGAATGCGGGGTTGACGCCGACGATGTGCGCACCGTAGAGCGCGGCGTGGATGATGCTGGCGGCGCCGGCCCGGGAGTAGACGTGCATGTCGGTGGCTGCGCCGAACCGGGCATCGTGGTCGGCGCGGAACTTCTCGTCGAGGGTGGCGGCGTGCTCGAAGTCGTGGTCGATGTGAATGTGGACGGTCGACTCGCCGTCGGTGCGGCGGATGATCGCTGCGAATTCCCAGACCTCGGCGGCACGGTCGAGGCCGGTCGTTTCGGTGTCGACGAACGCGTAGGTGGTCATCGGGGCACCTCCCCGGCGGCGCGGATCGCGGCGATGCGTGTGGCCCCGGACTGTTCGGCTGTGACGACGCGGTCGAGCCAGTCGGCGCGGGCGACGTCAGCGGGGGTGGCCCACCGGTGGTTGAGCGACCGTAGGAGCGTCGATGCGGGTGCGATGTTCCAGGCGAGTCCGCGTTCGAGTGCGGCACCGAGCTCGAGGACGCCGGCGATCATGGTGTTCGGCTGGCCGTCGAGGATGTGGGGCGCCTTGTTCCCGTAGGCCGCCGAGCAGACGGGGGTGCTCTCGGGGTTGTGGTGGGCGAGGGTGACGACGCGTTCGACGACGTCAGCGAGGTTGCGGGGTTCGGTCATCACTCGGCCCTCCCGCGCGCTTCGACCTGGCCGAGGGTGTAGGCGTCGACGTACTTGCGGGACTTCCCGCGGGGCGGGAGGTGGTCGAGGGCGTCCTCGAATCCGTCGACGTCGCCGTCGCGCACCTGGTCGACGAACTCTGCGACGTCGGTGAACGGAACGATGACTTCGGCGGTGTCGGCGAGCGCACCGAGGTTGGCGGTCAAGCGGATCCGGGCGCCGCGGCCGTCCTCAAGATCGATCGGGGCGATGAAGGCCGGCCGGACCGACGCGACGTTGGTCCACTCGTCGATCCCGAAGCTCCCCAGCTCGAGATCTGCGGTGGTGTCGACACGGACACTCATCGCCGCGCCCGAATCCGGTTGATGCGGCGTGACTTCCGACCGGCCTTGTTCCTGGCGCGGCGGCGGTCGGTGCGGGCGATCCGCGGGTCCGGGACGAACTCGTGGGTTCCGTCGGCCCGGACGATCACCTGGTCGTCGGCAAATCCCTGGTAGACCGGCTTGAACTGCAGGCCGCGCAGGACGGCCTTCTCGAACTCGGTCGGATCGCGGTACGTGTCAGTGGTCATGGTGGTCAGCCCTTCTGTTCGAAGATGTCGATGACGTTGGTCCAGGGGACTTTCGTTGTGCCGTAGTCGTGTTGGACGATGCAGAGCTTCGGGTGTTCGTCGAGCACCTCACCGACGACGCTCTCGGTGGTGGCGTAACCGCGGGTGTCGATGGACTCGTAGCGGACGGTGGAGCTCATCGGCGGCCACCTTTCTTCTGGCGGGCGCCGCGCGCGCGGGCGCGGCGCCGGAACGAATCGGCTTCCGGGCACGAGGCCCAGTGCGGGGAGAACACCGGGACGCCGGCGGCGCGCATGCCTGCGGCCTGCCCAGGTCGGATGACGGTCGCGCGTGGCGCCTTCTCGCCGTCCTGCAGCGGGGCGATCGCGAGGTTCCCGTCGGGGCGCGGTTTGTGGTCGACCGGGATCGACCGGCCGTCGCGGGTGACGGCGAAGAAGATGAGTGCCGAGCAGCCGCGGCACCGCTTCAACTGGTTGTGTCCGGGCACGAACACCGTCGAGTTGATTGAGTTCATGACGCGTCCGCCCACAGTCGGACCTCGCGGCGCCACTCGTCGATCTGCTTGCGGGTCCACCCGCGGCCCGGGAAGCGTTGAGCGACCGTGCATTCGTGGCAGCCGATCGTGCGGGCGACCTCCTTGTACGGGGCGCCCTCGTCGATGAGGCGGCGGGCGGTCGCGAGCTGTTCCTCGGTGAGTCGTGGATGCGTCGGCTTGGACACACCCGCTAGGGCGCGGTGCCGCACGACGGTCCGGGCGGTGACGTTCAGGCGGATCGCGATCTCCGGGGCCGACAGGCCGGCGCGGGTCAGCTCGGCGATGGCCTCGCGGCGGCGTGCGACTTCCTCACGGTGGATGGGGACGTTGGTCGTCATCCCGTCACCGCCTCGGGTTCGAGGTCGTGGCGGCCAACGAGGTACACGAATTCGACGTCGTCGTCGCACCCGTACTCGAGGTGCAGGGTGGGGATTCCGTCCTGGCACGCCCGGTGATACGCGGCGTACTCGACGACCGTCCACGACCAGCCCTCAGGGCAGGGCAGAGCTTCCGCCGACTCGAGGAACTTGGTGCGGATCCGAGATCCGACGGCGGAGGTCACGACTCTCCCCCTGCGGATTCCGCGCTCATCTCGTGGCCGTCCTGCTTCGGGCCTGGCGCAGCCGACCATCCAGCGCGAATGAGCGAGCATGCTCGGCAATGGTTTCCGTCGAGCACTGACCAGCCGTCGTCAGCGGTGAGCCGCTTGATCGCGGCCTCGGCGGCAGCGTCCGGACTCGGGGCGGCGAAGGTGAGCGTCACCTCGCGGCCGCAGCCTGAGTCGCAGGCGACCGCGACGCTATGAACGTCCTCGTCACCGCGGGCAGCGGGAAGGCGAGCAGGGACGTCGACGGAGAACGCGGCGAACGCGCCGAGCCCGGTCGCGCCGCGGAACTGGATCGCGGCGTCACCGGCGACACCGCGGTGGCGTGCCTCGGCGACGAAGGCTGCAAGTTCGTCGAGGGTGGCCTTCGGGCCCCGCAGAATCACTCGTGTCGCGATCATCGGTCCCAGTCCTCGCGGTTCAACCGGTCCCGGGCGGTGTCGATGACGTCGAGGAGTTCACCGTGGACGGAGATGCGTTCGCCGGTGCGCTGGTTGGTGATGGAGATGCGGCGGGCGGGTTTCCCGACGAGCGAGGTCTGGACGATCGCGAAGTCGACGCCCTTGCGGGCGCACGCCGTACCAAGCTGCTCGATCGCCCGCCCTACCGCTTCACGACGCTTCGCGATCTGCTCCGAGGTTGGGGTGTCGGCGATGTTCGACGGGATGTTGGCGCTGTCGTAGCGCGACGCCGAGGTCACTGCGCCGCCCCTGACCGGGCGACGATGTAGTCCAGGGCGGTCTGCAACGCGGCGACGACGTTGTCGTCGTGGTAGCGGGTGACCGACAGCGACGCTTTCGGGTCCCGCTGGTCCGGGCCATGGACCGACAGCATGTACTCGTCGCCGTAGTCCCCCTCACGCGTCACGGGGTACCGATTGCTCGGCAGGCCGAGGACGGTGACGGCGGTGACCACCCCACCCTCGGGGTGGGGCTGGATCGACATGATCACGCTCAGGTCGGGCTGTTGCTGGCGGATGCTGCGGATCAGTTCGACCGCGCCGGCGCTCATCGCTGGCCCCCGAACAGTTCGCTGGGCGGGATCGGCTTGAACGTCCGCTTCGTCATGTCGGTGGCGCGGTCGTAGTCGGCGTCGACGATCCGGTAGTAGGCGCCGTGCACGTCGGGGCCGAGAATCTGCTCCGGGTCGAACTCGGTGCAGTCGCCGCGGTAGTTCATCGTGTTGCTCACTGGTCGACTCGCTCTCCCTGAGATGCGGCGGCCCACGCGGCGACGAGCGCGCGGCCGAGTTCGTTGGCGCCCAGGGCGCTGAGGTGCTTGGTGACGCCGTTGCCGCAGTCGAGCGACACGCTGAGTCCAGCGAGCGCATCGGGGTCGACGGTGATGCCCTGTTCCTGGATGAGGAGCCGGGTCTCGTCGTTCAGTCGCGAAGGGACGTCGCTTCCCATCTCTGCCGTTTTCGCCTGGAGCCGCTCGTCGGTGAGGTATCCGGCAGCGGCGGCGATGGCCGTGAGACTGTGTTCCGCCTGGGCAACCGAGATCATCCGGGCGATGAGGACGTTCGACTGGATGAGTGCACTGCCGAGGGTGAGGCACAGCTCCTTGGTCGACGGGTCACCCATCTCCGCGAGCTGGCTGAATGTCTTTCCGAGGTCTGCAGCAGACTCGTCGTACTGCTCGACCCTCTTGTTCAGGGTCTCGGCCTGACCTTCGTAGATCCTTCTGGCGTTCTTGTTCCTCACTGGTCGACCTCGACGATCTCGCCCTTGTGGACGGTCAGCGCGTCGAAGTCGCCACCGAATGCGGAGCGGGAGAGGTCGACCAGGATGAGGATTCCGGCGCCGACGAAGAACGCGACGACGGTGCAGAATCCGAGATGGCGGAACACGAAATCGAACAACATTGGGCTGGATTCCCTTCTGAGGGTGGAAATCCCGCCGCCCGGCCTTCCCCATCGAACACGGCCGAACGACGGGGGTCTTATGTGGAGCGGAGCGCGGGCGCGCGCTCGGTGGGGCTCATGCCGATTCCGCCCGATCGGTGAGGAGTGCCTCGACGTCGGAGCGACGGAAGCGGCGGTGCCCGGTGGGAGTGCGGGTCGAAGAGATCCGACCGGCTCGTTCCCAGCGTTTCAGCGTGTCGACAGAGATTCCGATGAGGCCGGCGGCTTCACCTACGCTGAGCCTGTCTTCCGCAGCATGCTTTGTTTGCATGGGTCTAAACCAAGCATGCTGCGGTAGAGAATGTCAACGACGGCAGGCAATGTGAATCACAGAAATTGAGTATTGCCCCGGTTTGCCTGCGTATGCCATGCTTTGTGCATGACTGCAGACGCACACCACGGGGAACACGTCTTTCCGACGTGGACATTGGGTGACCGCATCCGCAAAACGCGGGCGGTTTCAGGGCTGGACCAGCGGGGATTCGCTGACGCACTCGGAGTAAAGCCAGGATCGCTCGCCGGCTGGGAGACTGATCGTCAGCGGCCGCGCGACGTCGTCGCGCTGGCGAAGCGGATCGAAATGATCACCCGCGTCCCGGCCGAATGGGTCCTTGGACTCCGAGACGGCCCGGACGAGGGCGATTCGAGCCCCCTGACGGGTTCGAACCGTCGACCGCTCGCTTACAAGGTCGGCAGCCAACCAGGGGCGACGGTGTGCACGTTCCCCTCGCGCCAGACCGATTCCGAGAGCGCGGACGCGGCATGAGCATCGGCGCCGTCGTAAAGGGCATCCTGTGGGTCGCCGCGTGGACACTGATCTACACCGTCATCGGCCTGGCGGTGTTCGTCTGGATCGACAACGCGCCGTACCGACTGCCGCGCTGGATGTCGCCGTTCGAGCGAGTGTTCGCCGCTCTGACACGAGTGGTGGCAGCGACCCTCGAAAGCCAACTGCGGGCGACGCGTGCACTCGCGCGAGGCATCGGGTCGGCGGGTCGATTCGCGTCGCGATCTCGGCGGTAGCGAGGACGGGCTGTGTCCCCTGAAATGGGACGTTGCAGATTGGTACCTCCGTGCCAGTGGTTTCTGATGGCGGATTGTGTTGCTGATCAGTGCAGATGATTGCGTTTTGGGCAACGTGCGTTGTTAGACCGTTATGTGACTTATGAGGCGAAAGTGGTTCCCGTGGCGAACGATATTGAAATGACATCGCAAGTAATCGAGGACTGGATCACCCACCTCTATGCCGAGGGCAAGTCGAATCGCACCGTGAAAGACCGCAGAATCGTTCTCCGCCGATTCGAGCGCGATATCGGCACCCCAATTCTCGCCGCCAACACCGGGCAAATTGCGGCGTGGCTCGGGCGCGACGACCTGGCGTCGGTCACCCGATCCGTGTATCACTCGATCCTGACAGCCTTCTATCGGTGGGCCATCGCCGTGAAGCTGCGCGACGACAACCCCGTCGCCCCCATCAAGGCGGCGAAGCGGCCGCGCCGGCAGCCGCGGCCCGTCACCCCAGAGCAGTATCGGCGACTCCTCGAAGGTGCCTCCGATGACCCCGTCACCACCGCAATGCTGCTGCTTGCGGGTATGCAGGGTCTCCGCGTGCACGAGGTCGCCCGGTTCCATTCCCGCCACCTCGACGTCGAGGCCCGCACGATCGAAGTGACGGGCAAGGGCGGATCGTCGTACGTGCTGCCCGCCGCCCAGCCGGTCATCGACCACGCCAAGAGAATGCCGCAGGCCGGATTCTGGTTCCCGTCACAACGGGCGAAACACCTCGGCGGACGTACTGTGTCTGAACGGATCCACCTGCACATGATTCGCCACCGGGTCCCCGGTACGCCGCATTGTTTGCGCCACCACTTCGGCACTCAGCTCGTATCCAACGGTGCCGACCTGCGTGTCGCCCAGGAGCTACTTCGCCATTCTTCGTTGCAAACGACGGCAATTTATGTCGCAACGTCGGATGACCGGAAACGGGAAGCGATCGACCGTCTCGCCGCCTAATTCGGGCGCTGACTGAGCCGATTGACGAGCTCGATGAACTTCGCCGCGTCGGCTTCGCCGGTGTCCATCCCGGTGATGGTGTAGCCGTTGGGCCACGTGATGTCGACGTAGATGTTCTGGGCCGTCTCCCCCATCACGCCGCCGACTGCGGCGCCTTTCCACCCCGCCACCGCGTGGCCGGCGGCCATCCGTCCGATGCTCTGGTGGCTTTCGATCGCGCCGTACCGCATGGTGGCGTGGCATCCGGCAAGCGCGTACCACTGGTCGGAGTTGCGGCCGAATCCGATGCTGACCCCGTTGGAGATGAGGCCGCCGAAACCCATCTTCAGCGTCATCTGCTCGCGCAGCTTCAGTGAAGCCATCACCTCGCGCGAGGCTTTCGCCTCCGCCTTCTTACGTTCCTTCTCGGCGCGTTTCTGGTCATCCATGCGGACGAATCTACGTCCGGGGGGTCGCTGGCGAGCGGGGAACGACTCAGGCGTCGTCGTCGAGCGGTTCTAGCTCGCCGCCGAGCTTGACCAGGAATTCACGAGGGTGCAGGTCGAGGGCGGATGCGATGGGGCGCACGTCGTCGGTCGTCAGCGCCACCTTGCCGGACATCCGGTGCTGGACCCACTGGTGGTTCTTCCCGACCCGTTCGGCGAGCTGGCGCCCCGACACTCCGGCACGCGCCATCTCGGCGCGCAGGGCCGCCGCGATGATCTGCCGGCCTTCGTCGTCACGCCCTGGCCTGGTTGCCACATTTCCCAGGATAGTCACTCAGTCCTCCGTTCCCTCTTGACAGGCACCCTAGTGGATGGTTCAGTCATCCACAATGGATGAATCAAGCATCCACCAACCTGGAGGTAGAGATGAGACGAAGTGTGATCGCCGCAGTAGGTGCGGCGGTGGTGTGGGCCGGGATGCTCGGAGGGGTGGGCGTCGCGGCCGCAGCGGAGAAGCCGTGCGTGATGCCGATCGCGGGCGGAGGTGTGGCGCCGTGCCCGCCGCCGATCGTGTCGACGAACGGCGACTCCGTCGGCGGCGGCGCGAACACCGATCCGGTGACGATGGCTGGGGATTCGCCGAGCTACAGCTACGAGGCGCCGACCTGGAAGGCCACTCCGGAGCCGGAGCCGATTCCCGAACCGGAGCCCGAGCCGGAGACTCCCGCCGAGTAGCCAACCCTCGGCACGACGAAAGCGCCCCCACTCATCGCGAGTGGGGGCGCTTTGCTGGTTGTCCAGGTTCAGAGCGGGTGTCGCATCATGGGCCTCTGCGATCGGGTTCTCATTGTTTCCTGCTGTGACCGGGTCGCTTCCGCGTCGGCGATCAGTGTGTGTTCCTGAACCTCACCCGCTCTGAACTTGTGTCTCTACTGTAGCACGTTTCCGCCGAATGTGGTCCACAATTGTGGTCCCAATTGCTTGTGTAATGTGGTCCACATTGGTAGACTACAATCATGAGCGGATACGAACTGAGGATCACCACCAGCGCAGCCAAAGCGCTGATGAAGCTCCCCCGCGTCGAGCAGAAGCGCATCCGCTCAGCCATCGACGCCCTGACCGCCGACCCGCGCCCCCACGGCGTGACCAAGCTGTCAGGCTCGACCGACAGCTACCGGATCCGCATCGGTAACTACCGGGTCGTCTACACCATCGACGACGGTGAACTGGTCATCGTCGTCGTCCGGATCGCCCACCGAAAGGAGGTCTACCGATGAGCCACTACTCCATCCGCGAGGCCAAGGCCAAGCTGTCCGAGGTCATCCGCGACGCCGCGGACGAACCGGCCGTCATCTCCAACCACGGGAAGCCGGCCGCGTTCGTCCTGTCGCCCGAACGGTACGAGGGACTGCTCGAGGAGATCGAAGACCTACGCGACCGCCTCGCCGTCCACGAGTCTCGCGGCGAGCCCACGATGTCGTTCGACAAGCTAGTCGCCGAACTCGGCCTCAACGACTAGGACCGTGCTCGCCCATCACCAGCCATCCGCCGGCGCAAAGACACACGAGGATCGCCAGGATGTCGAACAGCATGCCGATTGGACGCAGCCGACGACCGGACAGTTCCCTGCCCCAGTGGTTCCGTGATAGATCGTGAGGTGCTGCGCGCCGCGTCCGAGGCTGTGCACTCCCTGATGCGCAAGCAGCAGGCGAACCGTCAGGCGCTCACCGATGGTGGCTGGGTGCCGCTCGACCCCGAGCTGGAAGCGCTGGGGGTGGAGTGCGACGAGGTGCTCTACGGACGGCGCACCGAGGCGCCCGACCTGTCGGACCGGTTGGCCGCGGTGTTGGGTGATGACTGGGAGCCCTGATCAACCCTCGGTGTCGGCGCGCCAGTTGCGGGGGTCGTCGCTCGGGTGACCGCGGATGAACCCCGTCGAGGAGCCCATGCATCGGCCCTCACACCAGTACCCATCGCTCGGCTGGCGCCCAGGAGGAACGCTGAGGCCGAAGTCGACACTGGTACCGAATGCTGCGGGACCGCCGCAGCGAGAGTGGATCCACATGGCCGCGAACGTTACCGGCCTCGCGCGTCGGCTCGGGCGAGTTCGGGAGTAGACCACTGCGCCGATGGTGTCCCGGTGCGATACTGACGCGCATGACTCGCGCCGCCATCGCCTTCTACCTCCTGCGCGTCGCCGCTGTGCTCGGCGCGCTGGGCGTCCTCATCGCGTTCGTGGACCTCGCGCTCGGCGGCGCACTAATCGCGCTCGCGGTCCTATGCCTGCTCATCCGCCTCGCCGCCACCGTCGAACCCGCCGGCGCGGACGGCCGATGCCAGCAGTGCCGGACCCGCCCCGCTCTCCGCGATGACGAGTTCTGCTCCGACGAGTGCGCGGAGGACTACGCCGCCCATTCCGCCGGCTGGTGACCTACGCCGCCCAGGCGAGACCCGAGTACCACGCCTTGGCCGCGGCGGCCGCCGCGATCAACTGGGCTGCCGAGAACACGTCCGGACTCGTCAGCACCTCGAGGACCCGGAGCTGACGGAAGTTCGACCCGCTGCGAGCCAGGTTGATCTGGTTCTGTGCCCGGTTCGACGGAGCGAACGTGGTTGACGCGCCGTCGATCACAAATGCGCCGTCACCGGTGTCAGGGAGGCTGTAGGCGTAGACGTGCCACTTGTCGCGGAGTGCGGGCAGCGCCGCGGCGCCGGACGTAATCGTGGCCTGGTCCGACGCGGGACTGTGCAGCACCTGGATCGCTGAGGTGTTGATGACCGGCGAGCCGCCGGTGAATGCGTCGCCGGTGTTGGGCCGCGCGATGACGAGGACCGTGCGCATCGTCGAGGCGGCCAGGCTCGCGAGGGTGAGTCGGTTGTCGGAGACGCCGGAGAACTGCGCGATCTTGACCCCGGCCTCCTGACCGACGATCGGACCGTCGGCGTTGGCGAGGATCGCCCCCTCGTTGCTCGGCCACGATTCAGCTTCGACCCCGACGGCGGGCAGCCGCGCCGGCACCCAGCGGCGGTTCGGGTTGAGCCCGGACGCCCACGAGAGACGCGGCAGGTTGGCGGCGTCGCCGCCGGTGAGCTCACTGGTCAGGCGGGTGATGATGGTCATGCGTGTACCTCTCTCGAGATCATGGACGTGCCGGTTTCGTTCGTTCCGGTGCCGCGCACCCACACCGGGGTGGCGGCCGCGACCGAGCCGGTGACTCGGTGTGCAGTGGGCCGGTCGAGTGTCATCGCGGTCCAGACGGCGCCGAGATCGGTGGACACCTCGATCGTGTACGAGGTGATGCGGGTTGGCGGGTGGTCCCACTCGACGACGACCTCAGTCCCGGATCGGATCACCCGAAGGTTCTGCGGCGGCATGGGTGCCGACGTCGGTAGGTTGAGTCGGGCGGTGTCGAGGCCCACCTTTGCCATCGCGATGCCGCGAAGCGCCTGGCCCTGCGGGGTCCAGTGGATGCCGGTCTCGGGCTCGGACATCGACGACGGGCCGGGAACGAACGCCGTGCGCTGCACCCGTCTCGGAGTGTCCTCGAGGATGTTGTTGATCGCGGCGCCGCGGTAGTCGGGCGACGACTGAGACTCGAGGTATTTGATCCAGTCCGGCGACACAGATCCGACGATGACCGGCAGATCGGAGATGCCGAGGTCGATACGCGCCTGGGTGATCAGGTCATCGAGTTTCGCCTGGTACGTGGTCGCCGCGATTGTTCGGTCCTGCTCGCCCTGGGACCACAGCATCGCGACAATCTGCGATCCCGCCGGGGCGGCGGCAAGCGCGGCCTGCGCCTTCGCGATCATCTCGGGATACAGGTATGCGGTGGCCCCGGTGGTGATGGTGCGGTCCCAGGTGCCTGGGTCGGTGGAAGTGAAGCCCGTGGAGCCCAGAGCGGCCTTCACAATGGCCACCCGGCGACGGCGCGGGCGTCCGTGCACCAGTGCGTAGTCGCGCGCAAACCCGGAGCCGAGCCACGGCACGCCTGCGGCGGGAACGAAAGCCGACCCGTTCCACTCGACGACGGAGTCGGTGGAGGGTTCGACGGTGGCCGCCAGCGTGGACCGCTGGGTCGCGTTGGACTGTCCGGCGACGATCACGATGTCGAGCGGCCAGGTCGAGACCGCGGGGTCTGATCCCGTCAGACCCATTCGCGTCGCCCAGCGGGCGAGCACCCATGCGGGGACCTGGCCGGAGTTGTCCAGGCAGAGTTCGCCGATCCGTCCGGCGGCGTCGATGAGCGCGGCCCACGACAGCCCCTCGGCGGGGATCTGCATCGTGCGGCCACCAGCGACCTCGGCGATGGGAATCTGCACGGCGCCATCGCTCTTAACACCGAACACCAGCTCGTCCCGTAGACCAAGGATCGCTGAGAGGTACTGCGCGCTCAAAGTTTTCGAAACGGGGATGCCGGGATCGGCGCGCTGCACGAGGTCGCGGCCGGCGATGTCTGCTGATACCGCGTCGGCCGCTGCGGAGGCCGCGACTTCGGCGACGGTCTCGTCGACATTCTGGACGATCTGCTGGGCTTCGTCGCGGGCGGCGACCGCCTGGTCGCGGTACGCCTTCACCTCGGTGGTGACGAGCGGCGACTGGGGGCCGATGTCGTCGAACAGGTCGTTGAGGTGCAGCGTCGTCCCGACAGTCGGCGGGTCGAACGTGACGGACTTCGACGGCAGGGTCTTCTTGCCGTACAGCAGCGTCGGCTGGGCCACCCACCGGACGGGGTTGCCGCCGATCGTCGCGGCCAGCCGGATGCCGTCGTTGCCCTGCAGGTCGGTGAGGACACCGTCAGCGACGAGCGCCGGAACTTCGGCGAGGGTGACGCTCTCCGATGCGCCCGCCGCGCCGGCGGTGACGAACCCCGTGTTCGACGGCTTCGGCGCGAACACCACCTTCCCCATCGGGTGGACCACGTCGGGGTTCGGGTCGCCGTCGACAATCCCGTCATCGACAATATGGGTCCACAGACCGGTGACGGTCATGTACGTGATCTCAGCCATCGGTGTGCTCCTCGATGATGTCGGGGGTCGGCTCGGGCTCGACCGGTGGGGGTGGTGGGTCGACGGGGAGTCCGATGCTCGGGCCTTCGAACCCCATTGGCCCGAGCACCTCCGGGAACTGGGTGTGCCGCTTCCACGGATCGGTCACCTCGGTGTGCCCGTTCGGGTCGAGGCCATAGTTGTAGGTCGGGTCGTACCAAGGGTTTTCGACGGTGCCGACGATGCGGATCCAGTTCGACGGCAGGCCGGTTTCACCGCCCGATCCGTAGCTCGCGGTGAACGTAACGCCCGGAATCTCGGGCAGCTCGAAAATGGTGTCGTTGGCCATCAGGCAATCTTTCGTCCGGTGAACACCGGCGCCGCGCCGCCGACGTGTGTGATCTGGGAACGTGCGGGAATCGCGTAGTTCGTGGTGGTACTCGTCCCGCCGAAGGCGTTGACCCCGAAAACCGGGACTGTCGCCGAGGCACCCACGCGGACCTTCTGTCCCGCAGCGAGATACACCTCGGTCGTCTGCCCGGTTCCGAACGGCCCCTCGAGCGGTGCGCCATCGACGTAGAGCACCCACGGCGTTCCTCGATAGGCGTTGCGGACGTCGTAGGCGTCGTCGCCGGCGCCGTCCGAGGAGTTGTCACGGTTCTTGCTCGCTGCCTTGATCGAGTACCAGCCCGATTCGACAATGGTGACCTCGCCGAGGGTCATATCTACGGTGACCTGATTGGCCAGGTCGGCGATTGTGTAGAAGCTGTTCGGCATCAGGGCCTCGGCGCCGTGGGCCACGGTCAGTGCGACTTCGGTGTTCACGCCGCGGCGCAGGCGCCACGCCGGGGTCGTCACCGCCCCGCCCGGTGGGAGCCAGTCGGCCATCGCCCATGATGCGACCTGGAAGCTGGCTTGGTCGGCGAGAAGGCCATTGAGATACTCCTGAGTGAAGGCGGCGTGTCGGAATCCCGCACCCTTCGATACGGATGCGCCGGTGTCGGTCCACGAGACGACGACTTTGCCGTTGACCAGCACGTAGTAGTTGTCGCCGTGGCAGCGGAATCGGACGATGTCGCCCGGCTTGACGGTCTGGCTGACGGTGTACCAGACGGTGTTGGTGCCGCCGGAGAATCGGCCGATCCGGATGTTGCCGGGACGTACCCAGCACACTGCGCCCTGCGTGGGATTCTCGCTGTCGCAGCGCAGGCGGATCGAGGTCCACCGGTCCTCGGAGAATGACCACTTCTTGCCGACGACGATCGAGGCCGATTGCGAGTCGGTGGCGAACTTGTGGATGTTGCGGACCGTGCAGAAGTGGTCGCCGTCGGTCGAGTTGTTGATGATGCCGGCGTGGCCGTCGTCCCCGACGATCGCGATCCGGGTGGTGGCCCAGTCGGTTGAGGGCAGCGGGGTGCCGTCGGCGCCGGAGAAGATCGTCGACCACGAATAGCCCGACCAGCCAGGCACGTTCGTTTCGTTGGTGATGTCCTGCAACTGTTGCTGGGCCGCCATCGCGATCTTCTCGGCGTTGTCGGCGATGCCGAACAGTCCGGCGACGTTGTCGAACACTTCTCGGACGACGCCGACGCCAACGGCGACACCCCCGGCGACCGCGTTGCGGATGTTGGTCGCGACGTTGTCGACACCCGACGCGACCTCGGTGACCTCGAACTTCGTGCCGACCTCACCGAAGATGGCGTTCGCCCGCTCCTGCAGCGACATACGGTCCGCGGACTGCGGGGGCGGCATGGTGATCTTCGAGGCACCGCGCGCCGGGATGACCTGCGTCGCGCCCAGCCGGTCCGCGTCTGGTTCGCTGTCGGGCCAGTAGTGGCGGTCCCGACCCTCCGGTGGAGGTGACATCAGACCGTGACCCGCATCAGCCGAATCCGCAGCTGCGCCTTGGTGTTGCGGATCTTCCACGAGGTGAGGACACCGGCGGTCTTGACTGCCGATGCGTACAGCGTGACGGCGGTATCGGCGGGGATGATTCCCTCGGTCGATTCGGGTGTGAGGTCGACGTCGGAGTGGGCGCGGAACGCGACCTCGCGGTAGCCCTCACCGTCCTGGCCTTTGCCGTAGCCGACGAGCGGTCCCGAGGTGGCGTTCTCGGTGCGGAGTTCCATGTCGATCTGGGTGCCGTTGGACGACGACACGTCGACGCCGCCGGCGAAGTCGAACCGGTACGGCCACGGCTTCGCCGGGATGTTGACCGAGAACATGGTGTGGCGGGTGTCGGATGATCCCTTGGTGACGGTGGGGAATCCGCCCGGGCCGACGACGTACTCCTCGGTGACGAACTGGCCGGGCTGCCACACCAGCTTTCCGTCGTCCTCCCGGTAGGTGAGGACGTCGCCGTCGGTGGGGTCGGAGCCGTCGGCGACGTCGACGGAGTTGATGACCGACCCCGACGGGCCGATATCGCCCCTGTCGCCCTTCGGCATCGGCGGCAGATCCACACCGACCGCGTACGAACCGGCCGACCCCGACACCCGCACACCGAAGTCCGGGCCCACGACCGGGTCACCGTCGATCGTCAGCGTCCCCGGCGTGAGAGCCGGGGCGGGTCCGACCGGGCCCGGGGTGCCGTACACGCCGTGGTAGACGACGAACGTCGCACCGGACCACACGTACTGGTCGTTCGTGTCGGTGTTGCGCCACGCCCAGTTGGTGTTGTCCTCGCCGAGCACGAGAGCCATCGCGTCCAACTCGGACGTCGACAGCTCGCCGCGGTGGATCGCACCGGGCGGACCGGGCGGGCCCTGCGCCCCCTCGTACGCCGGCAACCCCAACACGGCCCGTTCGGCGGCACCGTTCTGCCGTCTGCGGACGTGCATGTACGTTTCGGTCATCGGCGGGGCGCCGGCGGGCTGCGGGATCGCGAAGATCTCCAGCTCCACACCGATGCGCTCGATCGGGTCGTCAGCCATTGTGCTGTCTCACTTTCTCTCGCAGCAGCTTCCAAGCCTGGTCGGGGTTCTCGCCGAGGACGGAGATGCCGGTGACGCGGTGGGTCATGCGGGTCACCTCACCCGCGACGGTTTCGACCCCGACGTCGCCGAGGTCGGGGGTCGCCTCCCAGTGGCCGAGCGGCACGAAGTCGCGGACCTCGCCCGACCACACGAGGTCCTGGGTGTAGTTGCAGACGGCCTGCGCGACGAGCTCCGAGAGCGGTTCGGGGATCGGCGCGAACGCGTTGTTCGACAGCGGTGTGTTCCGCAGGAACTTCCCGAGCCGCAACACCGTCGGGTCGTCGAGCCCGTACGGCTTCGGCGTCTGGGCGTCGTCGTTGCTCACGGCGCCACCTCGGCGAGTTCTCGCGTCACGCGGTCGGCAGCGTGGTCGAGCATCGACAGCCCGCCGATCGGCCGCCGGTTGTAGATCATGTGGGTGGAGCGGACGCCGAGGCCGAGGTAGCCGCGGGCGTCTTTCGCGGCCCGGTCGTAGCGGCCCCAGTTCCGCGGGTCCCACCACGCGCCCAGCTTGTCGTCGATCTCGGCGCGGACCGTCGGGTTCCCGAGCTTGCGCAGGACGTCCCGCACCCACACTGACCGGTCGGCGAGCTGCATCCGCGGTGTGAGGGTCGCGATGACGCGCAGCGGGGACCGCGGCGGGCAGCAGCAGATGACATCGCCCGGGTGGTTGACCGGGATGACGCGCGAGTCGACGTGCTGGCGGCCGCGTTCCGGCGCGGCGATCCCGTAGTCGGCCAGCCCATTCGAGCCGGGGTTCGACGGGTTCGCCACCACCACAGCCCGCTTCACCTGGGGGAACTCGGCCATCACGCCTTCGACGGCGAGGTCGTCGACGATGTCGGCGCCGGCCGAGTATCCGGCGAGCACGACGATCGCGTGCGGGTGCTCAGCCCTGATGATCGCCAGCTCGATCCGCACCTGGGCGCGGCCGAGTCGCTTCGTCGTCTCGTAGTCCGGCGCGTTCGGATTGCGCTGCCCGTTGACGAACCCGTACGCCGCCGGGTACGGCACCTCGACGTGCGTCCACCCGGCGCCGAGCCGATCCACGAGCGGGGTCAGCATGTTCCGGCCCATCGGCTCACCGATCCCGCGGACCGTGACGATGTACTTCGGGGTCAGCATCGCGGGTCCGGGTACGGGTTCGCGCGGCGCTGCTCGGAGAGCCGATCGAAGTCGCGGACGTACCGCTGGCGGGCGGCGACGATCTCGCTCTGCTTCTCCAACGTCACCGCCGGACCGATTGATGCCAGCTCACGTTCGAGCTTGCTCCACAGCTCCGACTGCTCGAGAGACGCCTCGCTGCGCTCCTTGATCACCCGTCGGAACTCGTCGTTACACGCCGACTGACGGGCCGTGAAAATGGTGCTCTGCGTCATGCTGAGCACCGCGACCAGCACGAGCAGCGCGCCGATGATGCGCTTCCACACCGGCTTGTCTGGACGCGCGGTCGGCACCCGCACCTCGACGCCGTGCACGGTGGCACGGCGCCAGGTGAAGGCGAGACCGATCACGACGCCGATGGTTCCGTAGCCGATGGCTCGGACCAGTTCGAGGATCAGATCAGTTGGGTCCATTGCTATTTCCCCCGTTGCTGCCGCCAGTGAAGCGGTCTTTGAGGTTGCCCGCGAACAGGAATCCCGCGACCATCAGCATCAGTGCGTCGACCACGGGTGGGAGGGCGCGAGCCGGGTCGATCATTCGGACAACGAGGCTGGCAATCCAAGCGACGAGGATGACCACCGCGACGAGGTTGACCAGCCACGACGGTGGCAGCCCATTTCGTTGCGGTGGAGTCTCCGGGGGATTGTCGGTCACGGGCACACCTTTCGACCCCGCCCACCAGTGGGCGGACCATCAGCGATGAGCAGGGCATGGGTTCTACGCGACCGGCTCGTCTCGCACCCCGCCGTTGACGACGAGGCTGGGAGTGCCCTTCGGACCGATGGGAAGCGAAGCGATCGAGGTTGCGAGGGAGATCAGTGCCGCGGTGCCGGCGAGCCCGCCGGCCTGCGTCCAGTTCACATCGGCGAACGTGACTGCCTGATCAGCTGAGACGACGACCGGGATCGACCCGACGACGGTCGCGATGAACGTGCGGCCCGCCCGGATCAGCGCCTCGACGTAGGGGTTCGCCGCGACGATCCGCTCGTCGACGAGCGCCAGCAGCACCGTCGCCAGGGTGGCGAGGGCCGCGGATTGCAGCGCGGTGCCCCAGGCGACGGACAGGACGGACACGCCTGCGACGAGGAACAGTGCGAGGTTCTGGACGAACGTCTTCACGGCGCGTTCGGCGACGTCCTCGATGAACGCGGTCAGCGGTGCGTGAGTGGGTACGGACATGCTCAGTTCTCCTTGCTGTCGGTGGGGTTCTTCACGATCCCGAGCGGGTCGTAGAAGCCGGGGATGCCGAGCGCGGTGCCGATGGCGGCGAGTGCGTCGACGACGGTGCGGTTCCCGAGCTGCGCCCAGCCGGGGAAGGACTTCTCGATGTCGACGACCTTCTTGCCGTCGACGGTCTTGTAGACGAGGTCGCGGGCGCCGACGAGCTGCTCGCGAATGTCCTTCGCGTCGGAGCCGATCGCCGCGTTGAACGCGCGGGTGAACTCGTTGATCTTGTCGACGTCTGTGGCCATGGTGGTGCCTCCAATTCCGAAGAGGGTCTTGAGTTGTGGGATGGACAGGTCGGTGTAGTTGGCGTCGCACGGCCCGAACGGTGCGCACGGCACGCGGTCGGAGTACTGGTGCGCGAACCGATTCGGGTACGCATAGGACTCGCCCGGGCGGACGCCGTAGTGCGGCACGACGAGCGGGAGATCCCCGCGCGACCGCCACAGGGCGGGGTCAGCTTTCGGGTTGTAGTAGCCGATCACCCGAGATCCGCCGAGCCACTGACGGACTCGCCGGATCTCGTCGTTGATCTCGGCCGAGTGGTCCCGGTTGGGGATGGCGCCCTGCGACGAGCCGGCGCCGGACTCGACGTCGACCATGCACACGATGCGCGGGTCGATCTTCCCGCCGCGGGTGACCACTTCTCGCCAGAGGTCGCAGTTCGCGGCGCCTGGGCGAAAGAAGTAGTACGGGATGACGATGTCGAGGTCGCCGCGGTCGAGCGCGGCGAGCGCCCAGTCGAGGTTCGCGGCGGCGTTCTTGTCGCGCTGGTCGCCGCTGTTGGTGCGGAACGAGAACACCCGATGCGGATACTCGTCGTTCGCGAGACGCTGGAACTGGGAGACGTCGGCCCAGTAGGTGCCCATCAGCGCGTCACCTGCTCGAGGATTGCGGCGAGGCCGTCGGTGAACGTGTCCAGGCCGAGCTGCGGCCAGCCGTCGAACTCACCGAGGTCCCGGGACCCCGAACCGCACAGCTGCTCTCGAGAGTCTTTGATGTCGGAACCGATCGGTCCCATGAATCCCTGGGTGAACGCGTTGACGCGCCCGACGTCGAGAGCGGCAGGGGCGACCGAGTCGACCAACCGTCCGTTCTTGATCCGGCGCTGCACGAAGTCGATGAGCTTGGCCGAGGCCCCATCCCCGGCGGCGGTGCCGGCGCCGAGCTGGTAGTGCATCTCGTCGGCGCGCGACCAGTCTGCGCCCCAGAAGATGTTGCCCTCGAACAGTGCGAGACCGCGCCGGACCTTCGCGATGCGGTCGGCCGGCATGACGCGCCGCCCCCACGGGTACTGGGTGGCGTTGAGGTCGACCCCGGTGCCGGAGAGGTGGTTCGACGTGGCGACGTCGTTGGTGTTCGACCATCCCCAGTCGTCGAGGGGCTTGTACAGGTCGATGGGCTCGACGTTCTCGTGGTACCAGCGGACCCACGCGCCGAGCACCTCTGCTGCGTAACCGGATCTGACGTGGAGGCCCATGCCGGCGACGGTGATCGTGACGCACTCGTCGCGGTTGCACATCCGCCAACCGTTCTCGGAGTACTTGTAGCCGTACGCTGTTCTGAAACTCATTGCAGTGTTGCTCCTTTCATTCGCTCAGTGCTGCTCGGGTGAGCCAGGTGCCGAATCGGCGGATCTTGCCCAGGGCGATGGACCCGGGTTCGCGTTCGGCGTCGGGCCGGCCGATCTGCAGCGTCAACTTGCCGCGCACGCTGCGTGAGTCCTCGTAGGTGATCTCCTCGAGGTACTCGACCTCGACCTTCCCGTCGGCCATCTGGACACCGACGAGGTCGCCGAGCTGCAGGTCCTTGCCGATGTAGTACGGGGAACCGTTCTGCACCGAGATGGCGTGCGAGATGTACGGTCTCGTCGCCCAGTGCGCCGACTTCATCCCCGACAGCGTTTCCATCGACAGCCCGGTCGACGAGCTCTCGGCGAACGTCTCCCGGAACCGCCACGGCCCGGCCTCGTTGGCGCGCTGGATGTCCTCGGAGGTGTGGAACGCCATCACGGTGTCCTTGACGACACCTTCGAACGCGCCGAGTTCGAGGTTCGTCAGGAACGGCAGGATCGGTGCCGCGGCACCGCCGGTCGCGGCGACCAGCGCGGCACCGACCGCCGCGCCGATCCCCGACAGCAGCATGTTGGCGCCCGTGACCAGCAGCGTGTTGACCCACTCGGGCGACTTGCCGCCCGCCGTCACCCGCGACGCCATCGCCGTGTGGGTGGTCTGCTCGTATTCGTCAGCGGGGGTGTACTTCCCGGTGGTGTAGACCGCGATCGGTTTGTTCGCGATCGTCCCCTCGACCTTGTCGAGGTACTCCTGGTAGCGGTCGTCGCCCAGGATCGGGTACAGCACCCACCCGAGGAGGTCGGTCCCCATCTGGATGCCGGTGCGGAAGAACCCGTCGATCGCGGTGCCGGTCCAGCCGACGGGCTGCCCCTTCTCGACGAAGTCGATGATCAGCTTCGGCCGGTCGAGGTGGATGAACTCGGGGAACGGCTGCGGGTCGACGTCGGGGTCAAAGAACTGGTAGACGATCTGCAGGTCGTTGGCCTGGCACACCTCGGTGAAGGCGGTGAGCGCCTCGTCCATCCGCCACGACGCCGAGTCCCACTTCGAGGTGTCGCCGATGAACTTGTTGCGCGGGTTGACGATGATCGGGTGCAACGCCTTCTTGACGACGTTCCAGGCGCTCGGCGAGAACAGGTTGCCCGTCGGGATCGAGAACAGCTCGCCCTGCAGCCGAACGAGGTTCGCGGTCAACGCGAGCGCGCACATGCTGGCCGACGGGCCCAGCCCGAACCAATACTTGATCGGCTGGAACTCGGCCACCGACCACGGGCACGGCCACAGCCGGATCCACGCCAGGTGCTCGAGCGCGCCGATCGCCTCGACCTCGTAGTAGCGCTTCAACCCCTTGCGGGTGCGGGTGAACTTCGTGATGAACCACAACGTCGTGTAGCCCGGGAGCCGGACAACGATCGGCCGGACCGTCGCCTTCGGCTGCCCGTCGAGGTAGTCGCCGTAGTGGTCATCGCACGGCAGCAACATCGTCAACCCGCCGGCCGCCGACTTCTTGTCGGTGAACTTCAGATCCTGGTAGTCACCGGAGATCGACCAGATCGCCATCTCCTTGGTGCGGAGCTCGACGACCGCCTTCGGGTTCTTGTAGGTGTCGCGTTCGGTCTGTTCGTCGTGGGTGAGCGTCGCGAACGCTCCGCGGACGCTCACAGCAGACCCTCGTACTGCTGGCGGCAGATGACCCACAGCTCGGTGTTGGTGTTGCCGCCGGTGACGGTGATGTCGACGCGCGTCACCTCACCCTCGGGAACCGGGTGGGTGTACTTGCGGCCCTTCATCAGCGGCCACAGGTTGCGTCCGGTCTTCGCCGATCGGATCGTCGGGCGCGCCTCGTCGGTGTTGATCAGGATCGTCTCGCCAGCCAGCACGGTGAACGGGTGGTCGACGTCGTTGCCGGCGTACCGCAGCCGCAACCGTCCCGGCCCCTGGAACGCGAACTGCGGCCACGCCTGCCACAGCGGGCCCGGGTAGATCGACACCGACCCCTTGCCCGTGTTGGTCGTGTTCTTCCACGAGTCGGCGTGATCGGCGGCCCGCGGGATCGGGTGCTCGACGATCAGCATCAGCTCGAAGTTGGCGGCCGACGTCCTACTCGGGTCGAAGGGGAACGTCGGCTTCAGGTAGCCGAGGCGCGCGGCGACCCACCTCCACCCGGTGGAGTTGGTGTACACCGCGAGCCACCCGACCTCGTGCCGGCGGATGAGTGTCCGCAGGTGCTCGACGCGGCGTCGGAAGTCGTCCGGGTTGGCGCCGAGGATGAACAGCGGCACATCGAGTTCCGCGTGATCGAGGGTCTCGCCGACGTAGTCCTCGCCCCACTGGCGGGCGGCGGCATCGAACAGCGCCTTCACGTCGAGGTGCCCGATGCCGTCGATCCCGCCCGTGGACAGCCACGCACCCAGTTCGGGTGGTGCGGTTTTCTTCGCACCCGATAGGCGGACGCGTTCGCCCTTCGGCGAGATCCACTCGACGATCGTGTGATCGGTCAGGACTGCACGGTTGTTCATCCCCACCCGCCCACGAGTTGTTCGGACCGGGTCGCGCGGCGAACCTCGCGGCCGGTCTTGAGTGCTGCCTCATCCGGGTCATGCGTGTACTGGTTCTCGACCCAGACGAGCGGGGCGTCGCGGTGCCCGGTCGAAGACTGGGCGTCGTCGCCTTCGTTCGGCATCCGGCCGCTCGACCGCATCGCCGCGGCACCGAGGTCGGCGACGGACTTGAACTCGGCCGCCGACGGCAACGCCTCGAGCATCGAATCGATCGACGCCCACTGCGCGCCGTTGAGGATCGGTTCGGGACGCTTCGACAGGTTGAGCGCGAGGCCACCCGGTTTGAGCCAGCCGCCCTGGTCGTAGATGCCGAACTTGTCGACGAGCTCCGTCGCACGCGCCATCCGGCCGGCGTACTTCCCGGGGAATGCGCTGCGCTGCACCGCCTGTGCCGCGGCACCCATGTCCATGGTTTCCCAGCCGGGGACCTTCATCAGCGCGTCGTAGAACATCTTCGCCGAGCGGTGCGGATCCATCCGGTCGGCGACGGTCCCCCACCCTGCCTGCCGCTGCTGGAACAGGCCGATCGAGTCGTGGTCGGAGCCGACGGCGTCGTGCGGGAACTTCAGCGATTCCGGGACGGCGGTGTTGGCGTACATCTTCATCGGGTCGCCCACCTCGACGAGCGCCGTCGCGTTCCCGATGATCGCGGCACGCTTGGACAGACCCATCTTCTTCGCCTGCTCGGTGATGGCGAACGGGTACCGCTCCCAGCCACCTGGCGCGAGGTCGGGCATCTTCGTCGTTGACGGCGTCTGCCCCTGCTCGATCGTCGTGCCGTCGCCGTACACCGGGTCTGTCGCGCTGGGCGTCGTCGTGGTGCTCAGCGAGCTGGTGCCCGCCCCGCCGGCCGTACCGGTTGATGCGGCGTCCCCTGGTCGAGGGATGAGACCGGAGATGGTGTCGAAGATCTTCCCGAACCCGAAGAAGTCGGCGGTGTCCTTGGCCATCGACTCGGCCGCCACCATCGGGGTGTCGCGGATCGTGGTGGCGCCAGCCCGGTAACCCTCGATCCGAGCGGTGCTGTCCTCGAGCGCCTTGCGCTCCATGTCGTGCCGCTTCTGCACCGCGTCGAGTTGCTGACCGGTGAGGCCCTTGATCTCCTGCTCGTGGCGGGCAGTCATCTGATCGGAGATCTGCTGCTGCGCCGCGCTCGCCGCCTCCGGCGACTGCCCCGAGAACACAGCTCGGAACGCCTCCATCATGTCCTTGACGGTGGTGAGCTGGTCCCAGTTGAGGACCGCCTCGGGCTTGCCGGTCTCGTTGCGCACCAACGACAGACCCTTCGGCAGGTAACCGCCCTGGTCGCGCAGCAGTCCGCCGAGCGCCTTGAACGGCGACTTCACCACGTTCGTGACGATCGAGGTGACCTTCTTCGCCGCGTCGTACGCGCCCTTGAGTTTGTCGCCGAGCTTCGCCGCCAGATTGAACGCCGTCTCGATCGCCTTCGTCTTGGTGATGTCGAAGATCTTCGGCGGGATTCCCAGCCATTCCGGGGGCGGCGAACCGACGATCGACGTCAGGCCCTGCTTGATGGGATTCAAAGCCTTGTCGATGATCTCGGAGATCTTCTTCTTGACGATATTGAGCATCTCCGCGGTCGACGGGCCGCCGAATCCGTCGGTGACGAGGCCTTCGGGCACGACGTTCGGGTTGACGTTCTGCGGCTTCCACCACAGGTGCGGGTGGTCCATGTGGTTCTGCGTTGGCGATCCGCGGTCGCCCATCGGCTCGCGCCGCATCTTCGGCGGGTACCACATCGCCTGCTGCCAGATGGAGTGCTGCAGCGGGAACTTCGGGTTGTTGGCGTGCGCGAACGCATTCACCTGGTCGCCGAGCTTCTTGTCCGAGCCGACCATCACGTCGAGCGCGCGACCCGACGGGTGCTCGTCGAAGTTGTCCTGGCGGTAGCCGCCGATGTCCTTGATCTTCGGCCACAGCTTGAAGATGATGCGGCGCATCAGCTGACCGATCGCCTGCAACCCGCCCTCACCGGGCATCGGTGAGAGCTTCTGCCCCGCCGCGACCGCGCCGCCCTTCTCGAAACGAGGCAGCGGGCCGCCCTCGGACACCGGGCTCAGACCGCCGGGGGTCCAGGTGAACGGGCGCCCGGAGTCGACCATGTTGCGCATCCGGTACATCGCGCCGTGACCGCCAGCACGTCGGACGTCACGGACATCCCACACGTGTTCGTCGGGCATCATCAGCGCGTGGACGGAGTCCTTGCCCCGCTTGGCACCCGAGCCCATCGGGACCGGGCCGCCATCCTTGAACGCGACCTCGGCGACAGGCTTCATCGGGTTGAGCCCGGGAAGGAACCCGGCGATCGTGTTCCACGCGGGCAGTAGGCCCTTGTTCCAGACGGTGCCGAGGACGAAGTTGATCGGCTTCGCGACGAAGCTCTTGATCTTGTCCCAGGCGTTGCCGATCCCGGTGACGATGGTGTCGAAGAATCCGCCGACCGCGCTCAGTCCGGACTTGAGGGCGTCCCACGCGGGGGTGATGATGTTGTCGACGACCCAACTGATCCCGGCGCCGAGGGCATCCCAGGTGGGCTTGATGACGTTGTTCCACAGGAATTTGAAGGCTTCACCGAGGATGTCGAGGCTGCGTCGGAATGAGTCCCACACTGGCTTGATCAGGGAGTTCCACACCCAGCCGATGACGGCGCCGATGGCGCGCATCGCCGGCGAGATGATGGTGTTCCACAGCCACATCACGACGGGTCCGATGACGTTGCGGAACAGGCCGACCCAGAGTCCGAAGTAGAGCTTGACGGCGTTCCAGGCGACGCCGATCACCCATTTGATGGCGTTGAACGCGGGTGTGATGACGTTGCGCCACAGCCACATCACGACGGCACCGACGGCGCGGAGCGCGGTCATCAGCGCGGGCCACACGGTCTGCTGCAGCCACGACCAGACGACGCCGACAGCCATCTTGATGCTGTTCCACGCGGTGGTCCAGATCTTGCGGCCGATCTCGGTCTTGGTGAAGAACAGCACGAGCCCGGCGACCAGCGCGCCTATCGCGACGATGATCCACGTGATCGGCGACGTGGCGATCGCGAGCGCGATACCGAAGGCTGTTGTTGCGGCGGTAGCGATGCCGGTGGCGATCGAACCGACGAGTTGTGCCGTCTTGTACGCCGCGAGGGCGATGGTGTTGCGGCGGATCGCTGTTGTGCCCGCGCCGGTGGCCGCGGCGTACACGCCCTGCGCGACCGACGCGACAGCCATGACGGCGTTGTAGAGCGTCATCGCCATCGTGATCGTCTTGACAGCGACCGCGAGGGTCAGAAGCACGGGCGCCATCGGCCCGAGGTGTGACATCACCGTGGCGATGTGGGGCGCCATGACGGCGAGGATCGTGGCCCACGGCGAGAACGCCTGCACGATTCCCGGGATGATCGGGGCGAGGTTGGTGAGCGCCTGTCCGAGTGCCGGCATCAGCCGTTCGGCCATCTGCACGAGCCCGGGGGTCGCCTGGGTGATCGCGGCACCGATCGACCGCATCCCGGGCGCGAGGCCCGACGCCGAGATCTGGCCGAGCCGCATGAACGCGGTCCACAGCGGCCCGACGACCGCGGTGACGTTCTGGATTACGGTTTTGACCTGGTTGAACGCGTCGGTGAAGTACTGCTTGATGCGGCCCGACTGCTGGGCCTGGACGAGCATGTCCGACAGGGACTTCGCGCCCTCCGTTGCGCCCGCCACCATGGGGGCGAACGCCTCACCCGCGCCGGCGGCGATCGAAGCGAGTCCGGGTGCGAGCGCGCCGAGCGCGGTGCCGGCCTGCGCCGCCATCCCGGAGGAGGTGCGCAGCCACGACGACACGATCGGGATGCCCTGTGCGGAGTTCATCCAGTCGACGACCGACCGGGCGCCGGTGTTGAACCCGCCCGTCACGGTGCGCAGGGCGCCGCCGAGTCGTGGGAGCCACGTGTCGGCGAGCTGCGGGAGTCGCTCGGCGAGACCGGCGAACAGGGTGTCCTGCACGCCGCGCTGCATCGCGTCCCACGCGGGCTTCACACCCATCGCGGACTCGACGAACGAGCGGGCGTTCGTGGACAGCTTCGCCATCGCCTCGGCCTGCTTGTCGGCGGCCGCGCTCGCACCGGTGTCCTTCGGTTGGCGCGCGTCTGCGAGCGCCTCCTGGGCGTCCCTGGTGGCTTCGGTGGCATCGCGCAGCCGCTCCTGGGCGGCGACGACCTCGTCGGAGCCCTCGACACCCTTACGTCGGGTGGAGGCCGCGTCCTTCGCGAGGTCGTTGTTGTCGCGCTGCACCTCGGCGAGCCGCAGTTCGGCTTCCTCGACGGCGAGGACTGCGCGGGCCCGTTCGTTGCCGGTCTCGAATCCGCCCTTCGCGAGGTCGGCGCGCGCCTCCCGCAGCGACAGCTGGGCGTCGCGCTCGGACAGTGCGGCGCCGCGGAGCTGCAGATCGAGGTCGCGGAGCTTCTTGCGGGCATCGTCGCGGGCCTTCGAAACGTCTTCCTGCGCGTCCTTCTCGGCCTCGACCGCCTTCGTCAGACCCCGTTCGGCGCGCGCGATGTCCTTGGTGTTGTCGACGACCTTCGTCGCGCTACCGGCGCCGGAGGTGCCCATCTCCTTGAACGCGTCGCCGACGCCCATCAGGCCGACCTTCAGTCCGGCGATCGACGCGCCGAGCGCCGACAGTCCGGCGATCGCGATGCCGCCGGCCGCCGACCCGAGGGTGACGATCGCGGCGCTCAGCGCGGCGAGTGCGGGCGCTGCGGTGCTCGCGATGCCGATGAGAGCGGCGAGTCCGACGGTGAGCATGCCGATCACGCGGGTGACGCGCATGACGCGGCCGAGGGTGCGGACTGCCGCCGACAGGACCAACACCGCCGCGGTGGCGCGCGCGACGTCGCGGGCGAGACGACCGGCGAGTGCCGCGACCGCTCGGAGCCAACCGGCGAGTTTCGCCAACCCCTGACCGGCGAGGAGCCGCATCGCGACGGCGCCCGCCATCACCTGCACGGCGAACCCGCGCATGATCCTCGACGCCCACATGGTGGCGGTGGCGATCGTGCTGATGTGCCGGACGGTTCCCCGGAACCCGGCGTTGACGAGGCCGACAGTGGCGGCGATCCCGACGAGGCCGTTGCGGACGCCGCGGACGAACCCGCGGCCGTAGTTGCGGCCGTGCTCGTCGCCTGCCCGTGTGTAGTCGATGTGGTTGAGGCCGTCGTTGATGCCGAGTGCGCCTTGGTGGCCGGCGGTGCGGCCGATGCCGCGCATCTGGGCGGCGAGCTTCGCCATCCGCGCCTTGACCGAGTTGACGCCGATGTTGCCGCGGGACAGGCCGTCGTCGACGCCGCGCGCCGCGGACCGTCCGGATTCGCGGCCGCCGCGCGCGAACTCCTTCTCCATCGCGGCGGAGCCCGCCCGGGCAGCGCCCGACGCCTCCTTCACCACAGTGGCCATGAACCCCTTCGCCGACGGCGCTACGGGCACGTACACGACATCTTCGGCCAACGGATTCCACCTCCGATCTGGGAAAGAGAGACAGAACGACCCCCGAAAGCGGTTGCCGTCGGGGGTCGTTCAGAGAGAGTCGAGGAACGCCATGACGTCCTCGGACGAGTGGTCACCACGGTTGCCGTACTTCGTGGGTTCGTCCTCGTCGACGTCGGTCCACGGGTACTTCGGGTGCTCTTTGGGCACCTTCACCTTGGGTTTGCCGAGCCGGTTCGAGATGCTGGCGGTCTGAATCTGCATGAGACGCACTTGCATCCACAGCAGTTGCTCGATCCAGCCCCACTGCTGCCCACCGGTTTTCGCCTGATCGATCGCCGTCCGGCCCTGGGGTAGACCGTCGATCAGCACCCGCAGTTTGCGGAGGGTGATCTCGCCGCGGTGATACCGGGCGAGAACACCCCGCGCGTTGGCCGGGTCACACAGACCCGGGTACGTCGCGTCTAGCGCTGCTTCGACTTCTTCGACGCCGCGCGGCGCGAGGAGCGATTCCGCCGAGTAGGGTTTCCCTGCAGCTCGTCGCGAATCTTCTTGCCGTAGTCGGTGAATGCCTGGTTGAACATCCACGACTCACCGCCGGCCGCGAGAAACTCCTCGTACTGCGTCTCACCCATGTACCAGGCGGCGACGTCGACGTCGGCGGTCAGCGGCTCGAGCTGATCCTTCTCGGCGTCGGTGAGGAACTGCATGTCCCGGACCACCCAGTCGCGGCCCTGGAACTTGAAGGTGAACGTGTCACCCTCGGTCTTCTCGAACGACTTGCCCTCGAAGTCGAACGTGTACACCTCCGTGTCGCCGTTGGCGCGAGCTTCCTCACGCTGCGCGATGTAGAGGTCGAGATCGATGTCAGCCATGGCAGGCCCCTTTCAGAGATCGGCAGGTCCAGAGGTGGTGCAAGGGTGCGGGGTGGGGCGGACCTGCCAGGGAAACTCCCCGCCCCGCACCCGTCTTGGGGGCTACGGCGTCGGCGGCACGTACTCCTGGAGGCCGGTGGTGTCCCAGCCCTCCATGAAGATCCGGCGGCGCGACAGCGCGTTGCCGTCGGGGCCGTCCTCGCCCGGGAAGCCGGTGACGGTGACGTTGTAGCCGATCATCTCGTCGGACTTGTAGGTGATCTCGCCGCGCTCGGTCACCTGGGCGGCCGCGAGGCAGGTGCGGCGGGCGCGCGACCCGTCGACGACGGTCAGCACCAGCTTGTGCTGCTTGACGTCGGGCTTGCCCGACTCGTCGAAGAACACCGACCCGTCGTCGTTGAGGAACATGTCGTCCGCGTCGACGCCGTAGTAGAACCCGGCGGTCGCCAGGGTCGACTGCCACAGCGTGAACTCGAGCGTCACGACGGACTTGGTGATCTCGTAGCGGATCGCCGAGTTCTCCTGCCAGGGAACGAATTCCTGGTTGTCCTCGTCGCGGCCCTCGGTGACACCGTCGTCGGAGATGTATCCGAGGTTGGTGTAGCCGCCGGGACCGGTGGTCGTCAGGTTGCTCATGTCGTGCGGGAGCACACCTGCGGTGAGCGATGCGATGTCGATGCGGCCGGTGACGCCGACGCGCGCGGCCTCGGCCTTGAACCCATCGATGGTTGGGACTGCCATCACGTCCTCCTCATTCTGCGTGTAGGCATGTGGAAGCAGCCCCTATCGGAGGGGTCTGCGGTGAACGGTCCTGGCAGGTCCGGATCTGGGGTGCCGCGGGGCGAATCAGGCTGTGTCGCGGCCGATGTGGAAGTGGTACTCGCCGTGTTCGCGCTTCACGCGCGGGTTGAAATCGGTCGCCCGGGAGAACGCCGACACCTCGATCACCTTCTTGATCTCGATGTCGTCGCGATACACGAGGGAGAACAGGATCCCGCGGGTGCGGGCGGCGTACTCGCGGGACTGTTCTCGGTTGCGGCCGAGGATGTAGAAGTCGGCAGCGAACACGTCGATGAGCGGGCCGCCGCCGGCCTGCCACGGCACCGCCCGGGATCCGCCGGGGACGTCCTGGACGAGGACGATCGGGAGGCGGTTCTCGAGCGCCGTCTGGGGTGGAAGTTCGTCGCCGACGTAGGCCAGCGGGAGGGCAGTGTTGAGCGCCCCGATCACCTTCTCGAGGGCGTCGGGGAATCCGTTGTCGGTCATCGGGAGCCGATGGCCCTTCGGAGGGTGCGTCGACGGACAGTGGTGGAGTTGCCGTGCTCGCCGTCGGCGTCTGTCGATTCGACGTGGACGACGAACCGGCCGTTGCCGATGGTGCGTTCGGACAGGGTGATGTCGGCGCGGCCGTCGTTCTCGGCCTGGTCGATACGGCGGGCGCGGGCGGCGATCCCGCGGGCCCGGGCGCGTACGGCGCGGCGGACGCGCGGCATCCGGTTGAGCTCGCGGAACATGCGGTCCGCGTCGATCCGCACCAGATCGTCAGCCACGACGCGTCCCGTTCTGACGACGGATCGCGTCGAGCTGATTCTCGAACCGCTGCTCCGGACCAGGCGCCGGCTGGGCTTCCTCGGGTTCCTCCGGCTTCTCTGGCAGCGCGGCGACCGTGCGGACCTGGTCGACGTCGAGGGTGAGCGTCACGACCGCGTGCCCATCCTCGGCCACCGCCCTCGCCCGGATCGCCGACAGCGGGAACGGCAGATCCGTCCCGTCGAACACGACGACGTCGCGGGCGTAGTCGAACACGACCTCGCAGGGTGTCGGCTGCTCGGTCATCGCTTATCCAGGTAGTCCATGACTTCTTCCGAAGTCCGGCCGCCGCGGTCGCCGTAGGTGATTACGTGGTCACCTGCGGGAATCACCTCGACGTCGGCCGCGATGATCGGGATCGTGACGGTCGGAATCGCGTGCGGGTTGGCGATGTCATCGACGTCCGGGCCCTGTTCGGCGATCATCCACGGGAACTCGACACCGTCGACGAACACCTTCCGCTGCTTGCGGTCGATCGTGACTCTGTTCGGAACCTTGGGCATGGCAGGTCCTATCCGTTCTTGTATTCGAGGGTGAGTTCGACGTGGTCGACGCCGGACTCGAATTCGGGTGCTGGCCAGCGCTTGATCTCGCCAACGACGTCGAGGTCGCGGCCCGCGTGGGCGATCCGGTCGGTCGGCTCGACGTCGAGGTTCTTGCCCCGCGGGGTGCAGAGCCACCACACGGTTCGGGTCGCGACGCGGGTGCCGTTCTCGTCGGTCTCGTACTGGGTGCGGGGCTGCACCTCAACCTTGAACGGAACCGAGAGGCGTTGCGCCCCTTCCCACGACAGCATCTCGCCGTCGGGGTTGTACTTGTCCGACACCTTCACCGGCCGGACGATCTGCACTTGCTCGGTGTAGAACCGCGGCATCAGTAGTCGTTTCGCGGGAAGTTCCACCGCGGTTGCGGCTTCGACGACACACCGAGCTGCTCCCAGTGGTACGGCGTGAACACCAGCAACGCGTCCGGGTTGATCAGCTTCCCCGAGGTGATCTTCTCGCCCACCGTCTCGGAGAACGTGCTGAGACCGGGCATCGACGCGCGGGCCTCGTCGGATTCGAGGACCGACCGAACGACCTGGAAGGACACGAGTTTCGCGTCCGGATCGTCGGCCGCGAGGCCGGGCACCTTGCGGCGGATCCGGCGAGCCGCTGCGGCGAGGAGCTGCTCGGCGTAGGCGCGCTCGGCAGAGGAGAGAGGACGCCACTGCGCCACGAACTCATCGGTCGTCAGGAACGGTGCCGTCCCCTCTCCACTCGTCACGCCAGCGCCTCGATCAGCTCTTGCTTGTCGAGCTTCTCCGCGTCCTCGGCCTTCCAGCCGCGAGCCACGGCGTACTCGACCCACACCTTCTTGGTGGCGGTGATCTTCGGCCGCACGGGCTCAGCGAGCTGGGTGTTGAGCTCGCTCACCGTGGTGGCCGCGTCGCCGCGCGCCTCCTCGACGTCGGTCTGAGCGTCGGCGAGCTCCGCGGTCGCCTGATCGAGGTTCTGGGCCGCGTCGACGACCTCCTCGACCTCGGCGGCCGGTGCGATCGCACCGGCCGCGAGGAGCCGCGACACCTGATGATCGGGCAGCCCCGTCACGGCATCACCGCGCCGGTACTTGATCACCCTGATCGGGTGGCCCTTGTCATCGCGGTCGACGACGAAGTCGAAACGCGATGCGGTCAGGACGAACTCAGCCATGACTCAGGCCACCAGCCCCGTGAGCCAGAGAGCGGCCTTCGGCTGGTCGAGGCCGATGGCGCGCTTGTGCGAAGCGTCCGAGCGCCAGGTCTCGCGCGGGCCACCGTTGGGGCCACCGCCCTCGGCGTACAGCGTGGTGAACTGCAGCGGCCGGGTGTCGGAGTAGAAGCCGACCGTGCCGCGCTCGAGGATGAGCGCCTTGTCGACCGGGAACGTCCGCGACTTGATCACGTTGAGTCCCATCAGCAGACCCGGGATCGCACCGGTGTAGGCGATCGACTCGTTCGCCACGTTGCCCTGGTACACCTTCAGGATCTGCTCGTTGTCCATCAGGGTGGCGAGCAGGCCGGGGTGGAGCACGATGGTGTCGGGTTCGAAACCGTAGTACTCGTCTTCGGTCGCCTCATCCGGTGTGGCGGTCGAGATCTCCTCGATCGCCTTCGCCAGGTCGGTGCGCGGCTTGCCCAGCGGGTCATCCCACGGCTCGGACACAGGCATCGTCGGAACGGCCGGCGAGGAGAACAGCGCCTTCGCGCCGCGATCGTTCGCGCGGACGAAGGTGTTGCGCAGACCGGTGATCTGCTTGTTCACCGCGTCGATCTTGTTCTCGTCGATCATCTCCTTCGAGATGCGAACGCCGAGAGCCTTCTTCGTCGCGTACGCGGCACGCGGCAGGCCGAGTCGACCGGCGCTCACCGGGATCTCGCCGAACTCGGCGACATCCTGCACGTCGTCGTCGAGGAACGTCGGATCGCCTTCGCGGAACGCGACGACACCGGCGTCGTTCTTGCCGCCGTTGCGGAGCAGCGCCTCGCTGATGAACTGATTCTCCATCAGCTCCTTCAGCTTCGTCGGCACCCACAGCGGGTTCTTGACGAGGTCAGAGACGGTCAAGCTCGGTCCGTCGCTGACGCTCACGAGGGTGTTGGCCATGAGGATGGTCCTTTCGGGTTCGTGTCTCAGGCGAGACGGATCAGGCCGACTGCCTTTTCGGACACGTCGACGCCAGCGGGTTCGGTGCAGATACCGACGATCGTGCGGGCGTCGGGGGTGGCGCCTGCCGGTGTGACCTGGCCGTTCGCCGCAGCGATCAGCTTGTCGCCGAACGTCGCGTCGGCGGCGTAGGTCACCTTCACCTCGGTGCCGGCGTAGGCGACGGCCACCGTGGTGGGGATGGGCGCGAGGGAGACGACCGGGCGGCCGATCGCGTCGGTGCCGTTGGCGCCGGGGAAATCTTCGGGTGCGACAGCGTCGGTCAGCGCGACGCCGAGCACCTTGAGGCTGCCCGCGGCGGCGACACCGATGCGGCCACCGGTGCGGGCCTCGACGAGCTGGCCTCCCTTGATGACCTGATTGTCGGCCGGGGTGAAGGTCTTCGGGCCACCCTGGGTGACCTGGACGATTCCGGGCATGTCAGACGCTCCAGTTCTTGTAGGCCGGGTCCTCGCGGACGTCGGTGGTGTCGGCAGGTTCGGTCGAGTGGCCCAGCTCGTGGACCGGGACAGCGGAGTTGGGCGTCATCGATGCCAGCAACTCGCGAGCGTGCTCGGGGTTGGCGTCGAACGACTTGCGCCACGTCTCCTTGTTCGCCGGGGTGATCCGGCCCTCGGAGATCGCCGAGGCGAGCGTCTTCTCGATGCCCGCCTTGCGCTCGTTCTCCAGGTGCGCGGCGAACCGGGCACTGTTGGCCTCGAGCGTCTCCAGGCGTCCGGCGTCGATCGCGACGACACCATCGGGCAGTCCGGCACCGGCCGATGCCGCAGCGGGGGTACCCGCCGGGGTGCCGTCGCCGGCGGTCGTGTCTTCGGTGTTGTCGGCCGCCTTCTTCGCGACCTCCTCGACAGCGGTGATGATGCCGTCGAGGTCGACGTCGTCCGCGAGTCCGAGAGCGGTGCGGAGGGCCGCCAGTTGCTCGTTCGTGATCTCCACGTCTGAGCCTCCTTCGGTGGTTGCCCCGTCCGCTCCCGCGGCGGGCTTCGACACCTCGGCCGGACGGCCGGGGCGGGATTCGGCGCGCGATGCGAACCGAACGGCTGGGGCCGAGGCGGCGACCTGCTCGGGCTCGCCTTCCTCGGGAGTTACGGTCACCGGCGTGGAGTCGACGTACTCGACCGTCACCTTCACCGGCTCACCGAACGTGACATCGTTGTCCGCCACGGTGAACGGCACTTTCAGCAGCGTGCTGTCGGCATCGTTCTGGACGATGAGCTGCGGCGGGTCGACGAGCATCTCCCGAATCCACAGGTTGTAGTTGGTGGCGGCTGGACCGTTGTAGTACGCCGCGCGCACCTGATCGACGGTCACAGACGCCAGAGCTGTTGAGGCCATAGCCATCTCCTTCTCCTGCGGCGCTTTGGCGTACAGGTCGTACAGGGACTGCAGATCTCCGATTCCCGGTTTCGTCACACCGAGCAGCGCCATGGCGTGGAGGACGAACGGGTGGGTGTGGCCGAGCTGGCACACGTAGTTGTGTTCCCACTCGCCGGATCGGTCTGGGTAGGCCGACGCGATGACCGACCGTCCTTCGGTGTCGGCGGAAGCGAGCCACGCTGGCACGCCAACGAAGTCGCCGACGAGGGTCTGTCCGTCGTCGGTGGTGGCGAGGTTGTCGACGATCCCGATCGATGGGTCTCCGGGGCCGTCGGAGTGGCCGAACTTGAGGACCGGGCGCCGCACCGCAGGGCAGTCGAGCGCGGCGACCGCGGACGCGAAGTCCTCGGCGGTCGGATGCCATCCGGCGATGTTCGAGATGTCCCACGTGCCGACCGAGCCGAGCTCGACACGAGGAATGGTCGCGAGGACCGGCGTCGTGGGGACGTCGACCATCAGAACAATGTCCCCTGGTCAGCGCCAACTGTTGCGCGCTGTGCAACAGTTGCCCGGGCGCTCGCGGCCGGCGCGACGGGCGCCGACCCGGGCGTCGGCTGCGCCGGTGGTGTGTCGTCGGCCTTCGCGGGAATGCCGAAGTGCTGGCGCACTTTCTGCTCGACGAGGATGTCGGGTGACAGCAGGCCGGCTTCGACGAGCATCTTCAGCGCCGCGGCGGTGGCGGTCTGGTGGGAGCCGATCTCGTCGAACACCAGCAGCGGAGCCTGCTCGTCGAGGCCGAAGTTGATGTCGACGAGGTCCTCGATCACGTGCGCGTTGCCGATGTCGCGGGTCTGCTCGCCGACGGTCTGCACCGACTGGGAGAACGTGTGCTCCTGGACGCTGGCCAGCGCGTACGAGCCGCCCTTGCCTTCGAGGTTGAGGAAGTGGGCGAGACCGGCGATCGCGATCATGTTGTCGTGGTAGGCGATCGCGGCGCCGATATCGATCAGGTTGCCATTCGGGGCGACGAGCTTCAGGTCTGCGCCGAACGGGAGACCGACGCCTGCGTTGTCGCCACCGCGATACGCCATCGCCATGTCGGCGAGCTTGTTCACATCGTCGTCGGACGCGCCGTCGGCGGCCGTCGCGACCGGGATGCCCATGCCGGTCCGGCGGATCGCCATCGCCTGGTACCGGATTAGCTCATCCTTGATCAGCCAGTGCTTGAAACTTGGCCGCAGCAGCGAGTTCCCCACCCACATGCCCGGTTCCATGTCGCGGGTGTAGACCACCAGTCTGCTGATCGGGATGGACAGTGGCTTCGGGCCGTAGATCACCTTCGAAGTCGACGCCGGCGCGGCCTGCTCGATCGACATCAGCCCGCCGTCGAGCGCGACGTTCCAGTTCGAGATGGTGCGCTGCGGGCGCGGGGCGAGCTTGCGTAGCCAGAACTTGCCGTTCTCCTCGCGGTACACCTGCTCGAACACACTGTGCCCGTACGGCAGAGCGGTGAGTGCCTGCGGGAGGTGATGTTTCCACGAGAAGCGGCCCTTGGAGCGGCCGTAGTTCAGTTCGTCCGCGGCGCCATCGATCGGCAACCGCATGTTGCGGGCCACGAACTCGACGACCTCGTCGCGCGCGCCGTTCGGCGCGATCCGCCACTGCGCCCGCAGGATCGGCAGCGTGATCGCCGCCAGAAGGGACGACACCCGCGAGTCTTCGCGCAGCATCCGCGAGAACGTCTGCACCGACGCGGGCCACTGTAGGTCAGGGACACGCTCGAACATCTCCCACTGGGAGAAACCCGCCTCGGCCGCCGAGATCTGGCCGTGCACATAGCCCTTCTCACGGATCGCCGGTTTCGGCGGCTTCACCACTGGTTCAGTTGCCACGTGTCACCTCCCTAGAATCCCACTGCCATCAGGTCCAATTCGCCAGACACCCTGCTCGTGCTCGTCCGCCGCCCAGTACCGCGCGACGGCGACGCCGGCTTCTTCTTCGCCCGCGTACCGAACGTGATCAGCGCCCACCGCGCCAACGTGATCGCCTTCAACGGCGCCGCCGAATCGCCCACCGAGTCGTCCCACACGAAGTCGCCCTTCGGCAGATCCCGTTTCGTCGCATCCGCCACCGCATCCCGAAGGATCTCGGCGTCACCGGCGTGCGACAGCTGCCCCGACGTCGCGTCATCGAGGAACCCGCCGCACGCCTCCGCGTACTGCGACGCCGACAACAGTTCCGGTTCCACCTCCGCCGCGATCAGCAGCGGCACAGCCGACTTCGCGAGGTCGTGCGAATCCATCACCAGCGCCACCGGATCGGACCGCTCGAGCACCGCCATCACGAACCGGACGACTTCCTGCGCGGTGGCCTGCCGGAAGTACCCCACCTCGACGTGGACCTTGCCGTCGACCCGGTGCTGCGCCGCGGCCAACGCCCACCGATCCCGAGATCGTGTCCGCGACAGCGACAACGCGATCGGCCCGTTCAGTTTCGGAGTGAGGCACCGCATATCCGACCACTCCTCCAGGTCGACCAGCAGCTCGACATCGTCCTCGGGTTTCGGCCAGTGCCCGCGGTTGAGAAACTCCAGCTCGAAGATGCGTCGCTTCCTCGACGTGTTCGCGTTGCGGGCCTTCGTCCGCAGGAACCGCGGCTTCTGGATCACCCCGTACGACGGATTGACGAACGCCCACGTATCGGGGTCGTCGAGCGGCATCCCGTCCTCCGGGGACCACTCGGCGAAGTACAGGTCTTCCTCGCGGGCCAGGCCGCGCCGCCGGATCGCCGCCAGCACGTGGCAATTCGGCATCGTCGACTCGTCCACCGCGGTGGACAGGTAGATCGTTTGTGCGTTCGCCGCCGCCGTCTGCGTCGGATCAAGCGCACCCGTCTGGGTGTCGGTCAGGTTGTACGCCTCGTCGTAGATCACGAGATCGACCTCGTCGAAACCCTTACCGAGGTCAGCCGACCGGGTGACGAACGCGCACCGCGCGCCCCGGTCGGTCACGATGAGTCCGCGCCCACCCGAGCACACGTGCTGCACGACCCGCCGGTTCAGCCACGGGCGGGCCTCGATGATCGCCCACACGCGCTTGTACACATCCTCGGCGGTCGGCCACCGCTGCGCCGAGTACACAATCCGCTCGCCCTGACGGTCATTCGCCAGGAACAGACCCCACAGGATCCGCAGAATCACCAGCAGCGTCTTGCCGTTCTGCCGCGCGATGATCGCCACGCACTCCGGATGCGTCCACAACCCATCCGGACGACGCCGCATCCACGACCGCAGCATCGTCGCCTGCCACGGCATCGCCTTCTTACCGACCCGGCGACCCAGCTCGACCGCCTTCACACCGTCGGTGTCGTCGCCATCCCACTCCGACAACAGCCGCGGTTCCTGCCGGCCTTCCAGCCGAGGCCACTCCGACAGGTCAGAGCCCGGAGAGGCCGTCTTCGTCGCCGCTGCCACCGGAACCCCCTCCGGGGTTGCCGCCGCGCTGCCTGTCGATCTCCGCGAGCAGCTGACGCAGCGACGTCGTCTGCTGACGCGCCTCCGCGAGAGCGTGATCGACACGCACCTCGATGACCGAGTCCTTCCCGGTCACCAGCTTCGTCCACGTCGTGACGTCGCCCGACAGGATCAGATCCAGCTTCGCCAGCCGATCCACCAGCCTGCCGACCTCGCGGATCATCAACCGCAACGCGACGGAGTCACCCTCGAGTGAAAGCTCCTCCACCACATCCGAACCGCGCATATCGAGGGCCAGCGTCAACAGAACCCTCCGATTCCTGCCCGAAACCCCCAGGTCCCCCGCAAAAAAATCCCAC